TGTTCGACGCCGAGCCACTGTAGCCGCTGTTCGACGCCGAGCCACTGTAGCCGCTGTTCGACGCCGAGCCACTGTAGCCGCTGTTCGACGCCGAGCCACGTGAGCCGCTGTTCGACGCCGAGCCACTGTAGCCGCTGTTCGACGCCACCTGCCCAAAGTTATGCGCTATGCGCCATTCCTCAGAAAGTCCTGAGAATACGTCATAGCCTCGCGCTACGGCCCATTGCCAATACTCAAAATGATCGTCGTACGCCTTCTCCATCCCTTTTGGGTCTTTTAGTAGGCGCTTTGCGACTTCAAGTCCGTCGCCGCAGGCGTCATCAGCACGGAGATTTTTAAGCGTTAGCTTTTTTAACGCAACCTCTTTTGTTGTTGTTTCGGCTGAGTTGTCCATGGTGATCTCCTTATGCTCCGTCACTTCTGTGCCGCCTCATACGCGGCATACGCACTTACTATTTTCTCGAAATCGGCATCGGGGCAAGGGATTTTCCCCGTCTCGTAGGCCGTCAGTGTGTTCATGTGCACGCCGACAATCTTATAGGCTTCCTCCTGCAACAGCGCATTACCGCGCTGATCCCTGATCCGGTGACGAAGCATTCGTAAATACTCACCTCTGGTCACCTCTATCTTTGGCATGTGTTCCTCTCCGAGATTGACACCGGACGCAGCGCACTACCACAGCGCCCGGTGCTTTTCTGTCCACCTGTCCATATCCTCGCTATGCGGTCACAATGATTGCCAGCCGCGTGGCTTTCGTGTACACTTCAGCGCTTCTGTCAAAGCTTGACGGGATAGTCCTCACCTCCCATGGGCTGTGATGGTCAACGCCTGTAGCATAGTCTCCTCCGATCTTCCGTGGAAGTGTATTTTGAGCGTAACCAATGGACCGTGCTGGAGTCGAACCAACATCTCCCCGTTATAGTGTAGGGGGCTTTACCAATTAAGCTACCGGTCCAAGTCTGACATGGGGCTGATCTCCACCCTAGCCCCGCCCTCCTCTCTTAGTTCGCTGTACTGTGTTTGATGAATAGCCCTAAGCCCCGGTCGCCGCTGTGCAAGATGTGCACATTGCCATGCGCTTAAGTTTAGCCGGATCGCTCTCGCCCCATCCGTTCTTTACACCCCATCGACAACGAACCCCTGCAGCGGCGGCTTCCCGCTCGATACTGACGATTTCACTATCAACATCAGGAAAATGCTGTTCGATTAAATCGCGCTCGCCAGCCTTAGCAAAGCATCCACAAAGGCATTCGCCGCTCAATCCAAGTAAATCCTTGACCGGGTTACGTGGTAGGCGTTTTGCGGTCATATAATTGTGCACGTCTTCTTCGGTCCAGTGCGCTAACGGTGCACACCAAACGCGCACCCCCTCGTGCTGCATTTCCTGAACGTTGCCCATGCGCCTCACACTCTCCTCTTGACGGCAGCCCGATATGAGTAGTATGTGGTCATGCCTGCCAGTCTTCATCTCGCGTATCATTCGACGCAAAGGGCGCTCCTTGAGACGCTGATACATTTTGTAGTGCATAGGCGGTCCAGGGAAGCCATGCTCGACAACCATATCACGATAAACCTGACCGCATTCTTTAGCCGAGTAAACGCGAAGGTTCCAACCGTGAGCTTCGCAGCGCTCCTTAACAAAGTAACGAGACTGAGGTATACCGATGCCCGTGTCGATAGTAACCACATCAGGCCGCACCCCGCCAAGTACCCCCGGACCATTGACCTTTGGGTGATAGTTAGAGACGTGAGTTGCGCAATAGCTGTCATGCCCACCTGAAAACAGTGACACGATCACTGTCGGCTTGTACTTATCAATAGCCCGGTCAATAATCCCGAAAGATTCCTCCACTAAGTCTTTAATGCTTCTCATGGTGATCTCCTCGCCCTCGCCGTGTTTGATGTCTTATTATAGCACGCAGACTATTGATTGTCAATAGATTTTAGGCAAAAACATTGGCTATTTTGCCGGTGGTACTACAGGCTGCAAACGCGACACATTATGCCTCGCTCCCTTGTGTCTTTAGGCACATATCCATTTTCAAACTTCACCCGAAGCTCGGCCAGCGCTGCCGGTTGACTATCGCGCCCTGGACTCCTGTAAGTGTGCCCACGCTCGATTTCCTCTGCCTCTGCATCCATATACATACGCCAGTACTCAATCATCTCAGGGAGTTCATCACCAGTTGGTGTGCATATGAACTCGTAGTCACGCGGCTCGTTTTGGACCAACCATAGCGCCATCGCCGTTGAGTCCTTGCCGCCCGAAAGCGCAACGATATGTTTCATTTATTCAAACCTCACTGCTTCCGCCTCTTCCATAGCCACCTCCAGGCGCTCATATTCCGCGCGGCTCTCAATCTGCTCCTCAGATCGTACGAGCACCCCGTCCTCGTAGCACAACAGATTACCGTACTCGCCGCATATCGGACACTGAGGGCAAATGCAATCGTCCACGCTCTTGCCGCACACATCGCACGGCCCATCATAGCCCGCAATCTCCGGTTCGTTGCCGGTGACGCCGGGAGGATAATTTGACAAGTTCATTGATCTACTCCTCTCCGTATAACGACGCGTGCCACTTCAGGCAAGCCCCAAAACCGAAACTACTGCGGTCAAGCAACGTCATTCCAAAGCCCTCGACCGTATACCTGTAAGCGATGCTCTCTAGAAGCACCGTGACCGCCGCAAGGTCTTCGCGGCTGTCGACGTACAGGTGACGCTCCTCGTGCATCGGGCCGGTTAGCCATCTAACTTTGAACAGTTCCATCATTGGCCTCCCACCCCGGCGTCACCGCGTACACCCCGCGCTTAGACCACGTCAGGTTCCCGCGATCAATCAAGATCGCAGTTAACTGCCTGACCGTCACAGTAGTGAACGGGTAAATGAACTCATCGGGGCGCTCCTCTTTAAGCTGCTGCACCTTGCTCGCAAGCCACTTCGTAGAGACGAAGCCGTAGTACCCAGTGTTAAGCTCCGACAGAAACGTTTCATCGTTGGCGACAGCCCAAGCGAGCGAACTCTTCTCCCTTGCCGGGTTGCCGACGTAGCGCAGGATGTTGCCGCCGTACTCCCGGCGCTCCCTCGTCTTCACCTCGACCGGGATATCCCACGGCGCGACGACCTCTTCGTCCCACTCGAAATGTGCCTGATACTCCTTGTTAATCAGGTACGCGACCACCTGGTTGACGCGCACTCCCTTGAACCGCGCGACCTCTTGCAGTCGGTGCAGCACGTCATCGGGCACGCTCCACCGGACGCAGCGTTTTGTGTTACTCATCAGTACCCCTCTTCATCCTGCTCAAGCTTTGCAGCAACATTCTTGATCTTCTCTCGCGCCTCATCCTGCCGTGTTAGCGCTTCGTCATACAAGTTATCGTCCCTGTACTGCTCCACTAGCTTTTCAACTAAGCCCGCAAGCACTGACGGCTCAAGGGCGTCAAGTTCCCACGACTCATTGCCGAACTTGCGAATGTAGCTTTCGGCTCGGCTATCAGTAATCTTTGCTGGGTTAGGCGGCGGATTGTACTCGTCGATCTGGTCCATGTTGAGCGCGGCACGCTCCACTTTAAACTCAAGCCCATCGTACGCGTCGTTAAGATAGCGCGTGAAATACCGAGCGTTCAACGTCTCCTTAGCTTTGCGGTAGAACTCCGGGTCTTCATCTTCGTCTTTGGTCGGTGCCCAAAATCGGTAACCGGCAAAGATTTTCAGCCGGTCTTCAACGTCGCGGCTCATGTCAATACCGCTTGGGTCGTGGTCTCCAAGGTAAATCACGCAGATATTGCGGCCAGTGTCGAGCTTCGACTTCATCCGCTTCCCGGCTTCGTGCATGGCCGAGCTTGATGAGTAACCCTTGTTCGCCGTAAACGGGATGTCGAGCCTGCGACACACAGGCTCAAGCACCCCCTCAAGAGCCTGCTTTTCGACCATAACTTCAATGTGCCACGGTTGATCTTGCCAAGTGTCGAAGCGGAACTGATTGGCGCAAGCGTCGACGATACTTGCGGGACTATCCCAATGGCTATTCTGCACGCATTCTCGCCCGCGATCCACGATCATCGACCAATCAACTAAGCCAGCCAGCCGCGCGTCCGATAAGATTGAGCCTATACGCTTGTAGGATTTCTCTTCGTTCGTGATGATGTTACGACTAACAAGCTGATAGTAAAGCTGTCTCAGGGACAGGTCATATCCTTGGGACTGATAATTGCGCAAGATGCGGTTCATCGTCGTAACAAGCTCGCGCGACTCGCTCGACAATTGCGTTGGCTCAAAAAACTCTCTCAACTGGTTACTCCTCTTCCCCTTCTATCTGCAATACCTGTCGGTCAGCGATCCCGCGCAGGTTCCTCAAAGTCTCCAGGCCGGTGGCATTCACGGCCTGCGTGATAAACCCATCCACCGCCGCTTTAGCCTCACGCTCCAGCCGGTCCATAGCCTCCTTGTACTGCGTCTCGATAAACGGCAAATGCCCGCTAATCTGCCGCCGCGCCATCTCCACCGCTTTTGTAAGGCTCGTCTTTGCCTTGCCGCTCATAGGCGTTGCGTTGATCTCGTCAACCACAGCATCGAGGTAGCTCATCGCCGCCACGCACTGCTGCTCAAGCTCCTTGTTGATCTTGTCGCGCTCGTTAGCTGGCGGGGCTTCGTACTTCAGGTATCCGTGCTCGGGATGCTGCCGCACGGTGCACGGCACGCCGCTGCCGACGTTCATCGTAGTCAGCAGTTCCGCAAACTGCATGTCGCTCAAGACCACCTCAATGAGAGGTTTGGCTTTGCCGTGGTACCATTGCTGGTTTAAGTCGCGGGCCACCTCGCATGGCGTAATTCTGAGAGATACCACCGTCTGATGCTGTAGGTCCGATCCGAACAGGTGGTGCCCGCCCGACTGCCGATGAAATGATACCAACGCCCATCTTGGGTCTTCGGTAAACTCTTTGTTCATGCGATCTCCTAGTGTAAGTCATCCGGGGGCACTCCGAACAAGTCCGCGATCGGTTCCCGCATGGCGTTCTTCAGGCTCTCGATTTTTGCCTCAAGTGTACTGATACGCGCCACCTCTTCACGAAGGGATGGGTCGGACGCCATAGCATGCGCGGCTTCGTATGAAGCATCGTCGACATACGGAAGTTCGCTGTAGCCACTGAGACTGTAGCCGGTGAGTTGAGCATACTGCTGCCAGTCCTCCACGCTAAAACCCATGGTAATCATCTCGTTCATGTCGACGCCATGCTTTTTGGCTACTTCGCGTAAGTAGTTCACGATCGCATTTTCCTTAAAGCGCAAGACGCCCCTGTCGTCTAACGCCAATGGTTGTATCGGATTTCTCATATGATCTCCTTAGTGTTCAACTGCTCAATTGTGCCTCGCTTGTTTTTCACCCACTCGCGAACGAACTCAATCGACTTCCCTGCTCCTCTATGCCGAATACGGCGTAACTCAGGACTATGCGGTACATCATGGCTTCGCCTCACACGCGGCTATGTACGCCTGTGTGATCGCCTCGGCTGCGGTGTCGCAGAACTCCCCGAAATTGCCGATCACCTCACCGCTCGGATAGTGCGTTAGCATCACCCAAGACGGCTTTCCTTGTGACGATAACCTGAGATTTTGATATACCGACAACCCGCCGTCAAGGTTATGGATATTCGGCCATAACAGCTTCATCGCCTCGCCAATGTCGCCTGCGTAGTCCGGGGCCGGTTCGCGGTAGGCTCGGACGTGTTCCTCGATATCGACTTGCCATGCTGAATCAAAACGAGCACACCAAGCAGAATGCCCGCGAGAATTTGTAGACAATGCGTACTCGTGTGGGTATTTGCCTGCTGGCGACTCGTTTACCTTGCAAAACTCATAGCAGGCAGCAATTATTCGGCCGATGCGCTCCTTCCCATCTGCATCGAAGCACACGCCGTCGTCTCCGGTCAGGTAGAAATGCGCTTTTATATTAAGTTCAGTATGTGTTTCCAAGTTCTTTTCTCCGATATACTTTGTACATTCCTTGATGACACGCCGAACATTGATGCAATTTCTGCATCGCCTTCTCGATCTGCGCGAGTGTCGATTTCGTGACCATCTCGCCGTCGATGACGGCCTGGAACTTCCCGCTCGCGGCGAGTGTGATGTCGATGTCTTTAATTGTCTTTACGAGTGTCATGGTGTCTCCTTGTGTTATACGAACATGCCGCGCGCCCAATGCTTCGGCAAGTTGCTGTCGATCCAATGAATCGCGGATAGCTTCAACCCCATCCACATGCCGACAAATAATATGTCGCCAGTCCCGTCAGGCCCATAGCCTTCCATGTTGTCGTCAGCGCGGCTGCGCATAGCAGCTCCCGTGTTCGACTCTAAATACTGAGCTATCACTTCTTGAGCCTGATGCTCGTCCAGTCCGTGCGCCTCAAGCTCTTGCTTTGCGCGGTCTCGAAATGTCATGTCGGTGGCCTCCATTCATCATTCAGTTTATTGCAAACCATCTGCCCTCGGCAATTTTGCGTCAGGCACTTGTAGTCGCTACCTTGCCGTGGTGGTACTTGCGCCAGCGTATCCTGTCCGTCGCCTCGATCGTTCCTTCGGCCCCGCACACTTCGCATGTAGCGGTTATGCCGATGTACCACTTATCCGGCAACTGCGGCTCTCCGGGCTTTGTGAGGATCAAGTGAGCCTTCTTCGTTAAGTCATCTTTGTCAGATCAGGCCATACTCCTGACAACAGGTACTCGGCAGGCTCCTCCGCAAGGCGCTCCACCACGCGAACCTCGACAGCCTTGGGGTTTGCGTCAAGAAACGCTACAGCGGCCCTCAGCGCCGTTGCACGAGGCGGTAAGTCGCTTTCGTCAGTAATGTACATAGTGCAGGTAAACGCGTTGCCGATCTTTTGATACAGATCGTAGCCGTGAGGTCTTCGTGCCATTGTTATCCTCGCTTGCATTCGACGGTATAGGTGTCGGTTCCGTACTCGGCCCCGCCTCGCGCCGGGAACACGGCGACGGCTTTCACTCGCACCGCGCCGGTTTCGCCTGCGCGGTATTCGGCGTCGGCTTCCTCTTCGGCAAGAAGCATGACGCCCTCGATATCGTCGACCTCGCGAATACCAATCAATCCCAGACGACTCGATGTCACCCTGCAACCTACTGCCATGGTTTGATCTCCTTTTTGAATTTACGCGTCACTTCGTCCCATTTTGGGCTGAAGTGTGAAATTACGTTAAATTTCGTCCCGTGCTATTAAATTCGTATTCTGAGCGCTTTTAGGCGCTGTTTTTGCTGACCGGGGCGAATGTCCCGTGGCCTGATCTGTGGCCCCTGTGCGCCTCTGTTGGGCGGTTTTCGTGCTGTTCTGTGGCGTTATTGCTGTTCGATCGACGTTCTGTTTCTGTTTTGATCACGATTCCTGTACGCTTTTACAGTATAACATTTAAGTTCAGGCTTGTCAAGCGAAATTAGCGTAAATTCAGGCTGAAATGACCCGATACACGTAATTTCAACGCGATTTCCCGGAATATTTCTCAAAAAAGTTTACCATCCATCTAAGATCGGGTGTTCGGTAGCTGTTTTTGCCCCAATATACTAGTTTTGATATGGCTGTAAAGTGGCATATGGCCGTAAATTGCATTTATCGTCCCTTTTTACATGAAGCCTGAACATGTAAGTTATACATTTGCGTATGGATAGTACCCATAACTTGCAATTATCGGCTATGGGTTTTTAAACCCCCTTAATTACACTTTTTACAACTATATATATATATATTATACTAAAGGCACTTGAGTGTAGTACACTCACTCGTTCTTACAAGTGTATACCAGAATCACCGCATATACCCCTTGTGCATATTTTTAGAGAAATACCCCGGCGCAAGGGGCTTGAAATTGCGGGTTTGCCTCGGAGTTTGGCTATTGCGATATTAAGTTGCAGTTGTCGTCCCGTTTTAGTGCTCTGAACAGTGTCTCACGTACGGCTGATATCTGCCTGAGCGCCCAACATCTCCTGCATGTCACCATGTGCTTTGGCGCTCTCGGTCCACGGCATGCCCAAAAGCAACACGGGGTGTCTGCGAGGTCTGAAATTGCCTGATCGAGTTCGGCTATCTCGCGCTTTAGATTAAGAATTTTGCGGCCCTTCATTACTGGAACATCGACAGAAGATGGTAATCTGCCTATGCCATCGTGGAATGTATTCATGTCGGTGTCTCCTCTGCGCCTCGCTGGCGCGGTCTGTAGCGGTCGGTGAGCGTCTAGCGCTCCTCAGTTCTTCCGGGGCTGTGCGGCCCGTGTGGGGTCACTGCGGCCTGTTCCGGCCGGGTCGCCTGCACGAACGGCATCACGATCGGGAACTCTACCGGCTCAGGCATGCCGGTGAACCTGGCTCTTGCCATGCGGATCGCTTGACGGGTGTTTCGCTGTGGCTCTGTCATTTACTTGCGCTCACTTTCTCGTTTGGCCGCGACGGCCTTCTGCATCGCGTTGTAGGCGTTGTCCCACTGCCTGACGTGTTCCGGGTCGTTAGGGTCCAGTCCCGCGTCCGACATGTCGCCTACCGTGTAGAATTGGAGAGCTTCTATCACGGCGTCAAGCTCCTCCTTCGTGAACTTCGGTTGTCTCACTTGCTTACTCCTTCCTATGGCTCTACGCGCCACTACGCGGGGCTGTGAGCGCGTTACCTGTGCTTGATGACCTTGAGGTCATAGTGGTACGGCGCGGACTCTAGCTCGGCTCTCAGGGGCGCGTACTCGACTTCGGTGGCGGGGTCGCTTCGCATTATGCATGTCAGGTAGTCTGCGGCCCCGTGCTGGCCTATGTGAGCGAAGCATTGTATTAGCCCATCTCGCCCTTCTTGTATATCCGGGAACAGTGCGAGTATCTCGCCGTCGCTGCTCTCACCTTTACTACGCCACTTGCGGAACACTACGCGGGTTTTGATTTCGGTTGCCTTTTCGGTCGTCATGGCTCTGTGATCCTTCCTTTATTGGCTGTCCCTGGCGCACGCTAGCGCCGTTCCGGCTTGAAGCTTGGCTATGCGCTCGTCGACCTCTCGCCGGTGGCGCTCGTGTTGCCTGACTCGCTTGGCATGTTCTATGCTCGTACGGTAGTCCGATATCCGAAACAGCATGTCATACGGGGCGTATCGGCTATCGTCGTTGTGCTGGCGCTGGCGGCGTATTTTGCGCCTGACCTTATAATTGGCGTAGGTCAGCAACTTGAGCAGGTTTTCGAGGTCTTCCTTTGACATGTGATTGTGCTCCTATATGTATCGGTCGGCTGTTTCGGCCTCGTGCCCTGGCTTGAACGATTGGGGACAAAGCGTTAAGCAGTGCACCCCAACGGCGAACGGTACGTTGTTTATGTCAACGCCGTAATTGGCGCATGTGAACAAGTCGTCTCGTGTAAACGGTCTCGGGTAATGCTCGCATGGTCGACCGCTTGCACGATCCGCCATTACCATGCCGTTGACTACTATCACGGTTTTCATTGTGTGCGCTCCTTCCTCGGCCTGCCCTGCGTGCGTTCCTTCAGGTACCGCTTGACCTCGCTTTCGGATATGGCTCTGTCGCGGCCGTGCATCGTGTACCGGAGTTTCCTGTTGGCACAGAGTTTGTCGACCTGGCTTTTCGAGAGACCTAGCGCGTCGGCGGCTAGTTTGGTTGTGTAGTCTTTCATTGGCCTTGCGTTCCTTTCTGCCTTGGCTCTATGCATTCGCGCTTTTTGACAATGCGGAACGGTATACCGGGTTCGTTCTGGCGGTAGTCTTTCAGGTAGCCTTGAGCCTCTTTGCGCGTGTCTGCGGCAGTGACGCATTCGTAGCTGTCGCCGTATCCGTAGTTGCCCTGGACTTCCCAGTAATCCTTGGTCTTGCGTACGTATGGCATGGCCGTTCAATCCTTCCTGCTATGGCTCACAACCAACGCTGTGTCAGTGCGTACCCGCCGTCATTGTCCCAACCGGACGTATTGCCATTGCGGCCGCAATACTCATGTTTCCATGGCGTTTCCGGCGATATTGTTCTTGGCCTGTTTAGGCTTGTGCATAATCCGTTGCCGGTCGCCGTGCTATCATCGTCTTGCTTGACGCATCGACGTAAGCCGCACTTCGTGCAAACTTCGCCAAACCCATTGGGGAACAGTGCACGGCTCAATTCGTAAACCAGTGCGAAGCCCATGTCCATACCCGATCCACCAACCTTGACGGCCTCTTGCCTATCGTCAAAGCCGCTCTGTGTAGCCTTCGCCACTAGTCGCGATATCCAACGTGGCTCATTGTTTTTGATTACGTAGCACGAGATTGTCCGACTCATGCCGCTTCATGCCACTGACTTGACGATTGTGTACACGGTGTCTCCTGGTTGCAGTAGTTCCTTCAGTGATGCGATTGCTTCGGCTGTCTCGGTCTTTGTCCATGCCATGGTGGTAGTCTCCTGTGTCTGCTTGATTGTTGGTGCTTGTCTGCACTCCGCTAGATCCTGCCCGTGTGGTGACAGGATCATGCGCAGGGTAGATTATTTCTTCCAGCCGAATGCTAACTCGTGAGCTTCGGTACGTCTTGTAACGTCAAGCGCGTTTGCGACGTTTGACTGGGCTAATTCGAGCGCATCGCGCTCATTGTCAGGCAAGGTGCTTCGAGTGCCGTTTGGACATGCTTTTTCGTATAGCTCAAAGAATGATCGATATTCATTCTCATACGCTTGAAACTCTGGAGAGTCCCAATACGCTTGCAATGCTTCGCTCATTGTCGGTTCCTTCCTTCGGTTAGTGGCTAATGTAAACTGTGCAAGGAGCTTGCTCCTTGTTGTAGATGGCATCTTGCGCGTTACCTGCCGCAATCCACAACAGTCGCACGCGGTTCATTTCGTCATCGGCCAATTCTTGCTCATCCCACGCGCCGTACTCGCTCAGGTAGGCTCGAATGTGCTCTTTGGGTATGGTGTTCATCTGCCGCTTGATAGTCGGCAATTCGAGATACTGGCGACATGCCGGTTCTGCATCTTGACCGGGTTGTGTGCAGTCGTCAATCAGTCCGCGTGTGAGCTTCAATGTGTACATGATCGCATGCTCCTACTTGATTAGTCCGGCCAGTTTGTAAATGCGTGCTAGCCGTCGACCGGATATTTCACGGCCCATCATGGTAATGTGTACCGACTCATTACGTTCGGTGCACGTGCTGTAATCGTCGATAGAAAAGCCGGTTGACGCCCATGTGTGGGGTGAGCAGTTCTGCATGGTGCAAGGTGAGCAGGATAGTTCGGAACAGTCCTCAAGCTCACGGAGAACGTCGTACAGGTCCATAGCGCTATCCTCGAATACAAACCCGTTGTCCGAAAAATCGCCATTCTCTGCACTCTCGGGTGTCACCTCGTCATATGTCCGACTAACCTTGTAATGTGCCTTCATGGTCGTATGCTCCTTTTTGATTGCTAATTCGTTCCGTCAATCCCTACTCATGAGCGAATAGAGATTGCCGCAAGGGACTATTCAGTATCGTCGTCAAGCTCTTCGTCTTCGTCGTCTTCAATGTCGATATCATCACCCGGCCAATACCAGGTTTCGCCGTGTGAGCCGTCCTCATCAAACTCCATCCCGACAGGGACTAACCAGCAATCGCCATCCTGCCATACGAAGTATTCGACGGCTTTACCGTGCCGCATGATCGTGCTATCGTAATTGTCGACGAGTCGGGCATTGCCTACAACATCGTTCCAAACATCCCAATATGCCTCTCCAGTTTCGGCATGGTCGGGACCGTTCTCTAAGCACGTCCATTCATCCTCACTGACACCGGTAACGTCCCTGTTACGGTCGGCAAAGCTAGTAGCGAAGTCACGCGGGATATAAATGCCTCGCGAGTCCGATAGCCAGAGTATCGGTTGCGGGTTGATTTTGTATGTGGTTGTTTCGGTAGTTAGCATGTGTTTGTCTCCTTATAGCCATCATCAGCGTACGCATTACGTACGGACCCACCCGAATGTTGGAGTTCAGGGAGGTTTCGGCTTAGTGTGCGGGAATGATGATAAAGTACTTTACGGTCTTATAGATGTAAAAGCACTTGCGAACCGGACTGTCGTGACCGCAAGGTTTGGTTTCGCGGTAGCACTTGCCGTGATTCATTACCTCGCGCAATTTATCGTTAGTATCCTTCGATAGATCGTAGATCGGCTGCTTCATGGTCGGTGTCTCCTTGCGGTTGGTATTTAAGTTGCTTACGAAAGTATGATCTAGCGAATAACCCATGCTCCCTGACCGTCGTAATACTTGATTCCGCACGGTAGGATGCAGATTGAATGCTTGAATGATATGGATTTGCCGATTGATCGACGCGTCTTGATTACCTTTTTCATGCTTAGTTGCTCCAGTGATTGATTTTTAAGTGTAAGCGGTTCACAATCCCGTTTCAGAGTTGAATAGCACGAGTACTAACTATCCATATCACCCTGTTAGACAATGTGCGCGTTCGGTATAGAGATAGTGGACTACGATTACCGTTTCCGGCGGTCTCGTTAACCTGTCAAACACTGCGCGCCCTTAATGCGGGTCATTGCTTCATCTCGCCGCGCTTCCCTGAACCGCTTACGAAAGTATGATACCATGATATCTATTGACTGTCAATACTTTTGTGAAAATAAGTTAGAGGGAATTAGACGGAGTGGGTTGAATGGGGATTGACTATTGATGTAGTCAATAGTTGGGTGTGGTAAGATGGGATTATCACGAATAGTCTTGATTAAACATATCTATAGGTATTGAACTGTTAATGTCTAGTGCACTGGCAACCATTGGGGAACGTGGGGTAAGTGAGCGATGGACCGACAAACTAGAACGGTTTGTTGGGTTCTATTGCGGTGATGCTCGGTTCAATGCAACCATAGCTGCGGAGATGGCCGGTTACGCCGTGCCTACTACCTCCGGCTGGGAGTGCATGCAGCGGAACGACGTCAAGCAAGCCATCAAACAGCGATGTGCTGCATCGGCGATGCACTCCGAGGAACTACTCATGCTCTTAGGGCATGAAGCAAGGGGGCCGGGTGATTACATCGACGTGGTCACGGAAGAGGTATGGGAAGGTGAGGGCGATGAGGCAAGGCTAGTCAAGCGAGACCGTATAGTAGTAGACGTGAAGGCGATGCGCCGGGATGGCAAGCGTTCTCTTATAAAGAAGGTGACACGCGGGCCGCATGGCGATAGCGTTGAGTTTGTTGACCCGCTAGCGGCGCAGGCAATACTAGTCAAGGTCCATAACCTGGACACGGGTAGTAAGGCCGATGAAGCTGCCGGACTTACAGAGGCACGGAATGCCGCGTTAGCTGCGATGGCAGGGCTAGCGGGTATGGCGTTTGCGGCAGGGCAGGCATCGGCAGGAGTACCGCCGAATACATCGGGTTATTCGTCGACGAATACGACAGATGTCGTCATAGCTGCGAGCGATGCCCAGGCGACTGCGGAGTATGGGCCGAACGCGACGGCTATGATAGTCGACGTTCAACGCGGACTAAGCGAGTTAGCGGTTACGCCGGTTGCGCCGAACGAGAACGGCTACTTACCAGGGGATGCGCAGGAACAGACAGGCAGGAGTACCACCGGTCAAGCTCAGACGGTCGCGGGGGCGCGTTTGGAGAGTGCCGCGACTGATGGCCCACCTGGGGAATTGGGCGCGTCAGCGGACGTTGTAGAGGCAAGCATGGGCATGTGTATGCTGTGCGGGGAGCAACCGGCGAGCAAGCAGATGAGAGGAGGCGCGAAAGTCTGCGAAAATTGCGTTCCGTAAGGCTTGACATAGCGTTGAGACTGTGATATACTTAATGTATCAAACGAACATATGGAGTAGCGCAATGGACCTATTTAAGCACAGGGATATACTAGCGGCGGCGGTAGTGTTAGGGATATCGGTAGGCTATATGATCGTGCAAGGTGGCGTTCCTGCGGAACCTGAACCGACAGTACGCGAGATTTGGCTGTTACCGTCGATGCTCGCGACGTTTGTATGTGCGCCGTACATACTAGGCCGCATGGGCACGAAGGATATGCCGATGCCGTAAGGCGCGTTTGTGCGTAGGCTGAAATAGGGGTCCCAATTCTCGGATGGGGCGGGTAGATTGCACGGTGGAGTAAGTACCTGCCCCCGAGAGAAGGGGGTGGGGTGTTGTGGGTGTGCGTCTCCCACCATCCCCGACTACCCACTCAAACCCAACTCTAAAACTTAACCCAACCCCAACCAAAACCCACCTACCCAAAACCCCAAAAATTTTTTAAAAAAATTTTGCCCCGAAAATAAATTACTATACATTTCAACTTGACACAACCTGCCCACAGCGATATACTAATCCCAAGACGAAAACACTACGGAGGATTAGACAATGGGCAATTTCAAGATCGAGATCGAGGCAGTCGGCGGGCACGGCGTGGCCCGAGATATCAAGCAGGGAGAGGCGATCCCTTACGAGGACGAGACGATCGTCCAGCAGGACTCGCCTGACGTGATGGTCTACGACTTCTTGGCCGAGCTTCACAAGGCTGGTAACAGCGTGGTCAGTGCCCGCCTCATCCACTGGCCGGATACCACCCCTATCATCGACAACCTGCTTACCTCGACGCGTGAGCACGGCGACTTCCAGGAGAAGTGGGAAGGCGACAAGTTGCTGGCGTATTTCCAGTTCAGCCACCTGCCGGAAGGCCCGCTGCGCGAGACGAGCCGCCTCTTTTGCCATATGGCCTATCGCATAGCACGGACGATCCCGAGCAGCGCCGAGCGCACCGTAGCCCTGCGCAAGTTGCTCGAAGGCAAGGACGCGGCGGTACGAGCGATGCTCCCTGTCAACCGATAGGAGGACATCATGACATCTCAATTCAAAAAAGGCGACAAGGTTCGAATTAAGGATAACCTACCCGAAGTCCTTACTGAACTTGGATTTGACTGTCCGCATGCTACAGACCCGCTTATCGGGACGATGCAAACGGTTTACGACGTATGGTTCGACGGTGAACAGCCGTATTTGACAGTTGACCTGTGCGTGGAAATCCCTGAGCAATGCTGCGAGTTGCATGATTCATTAAGACTAAGCAGCGGCATAGCTCTTCATCTTCTTGAAGAGCCGAAAGTTACCACCCACATCGTAGGCGTTGAGATCGTCGTTCAAGGGCGCTGGCTGCGCCAAGTATGCTCGTGGTGCGGCAAAGTTCTGACTGACTACGACCTCGCTAATATGGCGAGTTCAGATGGCAAGTCTATCAATGGCTGGCAGGTTGGAGTGCTCGTAGATGTGTCCGGGATTAACCCGGTTTGCATGTCGGTCAACGATCACGAGGACGGCAAATTGCCGGATACATTCTGCGGAGCGATGGAGACATTTGGGAAGCGCTTATGATAAACGCGCAGTTTGATCCTGACAGTATACACGGTCGCCTTACGGCTTTCCTTGACGAGTGGAGCATCAGGCACTTCGAATGGCGCGAGCGCATTGGGTTCAAGCGGCCGATCACTTCACACCTCGGCATTCTTCACTCGAAAGTCTACACGCGGATCGTTGATGTGGAAGACGGAGATTATAAGAGCGTAAATGCGTTTGTAGACATGTCCACTGGTGATATCTACTATCCTGCAGGATGGTGCAAGCCCGCGAAGCACGTCAGGGGCAACCTGTTCTCGGAATGCGGCGGGCTAGAGGCGCTTGATGGGCATCATATACGCACTCTGAGCTAAGGAGGTGATGTCACATATACCCGTACCATGGACAATTCATTCCGGGCAACGTATAGATCAGCGGTCGGCCTCTACAGTGGGCCGCTGCTCTCAAGCCTGACCCGTGGCCCCTAACGCCTAACACCAAACACCAAAACTCTTACCAGCCCAAACTCTTAGTAAGGCTTCAGCCCCGAACTCTAACTACACCGCCAACTTTTCATAATTTGCAGTAACCCGCAAAAATTTTTCAAAAAATTTTCCGCCCGAAACTAAAATGTGATTACCAGTAGTGTCTACCTGTGGTATACTTACTACTGGAGGATCACGCATGACAATCATCGAACTCGCCGCGGACATACGCGCATCAGGCATAAGCAAGATTGAACTGTCGAAGCTCTCGGGGTGTATCAGTAAGGGCATCCTTACTCAGCGCCCCGATGCGACGTTTCTAGCCAGCCCGCAGACGCACCACGCGCTAAAGCATGCCACCAAACTCGACCTGGATGGGTTCTGGCGGGCATCCGGGTTTCACGCGTTCATACCGAGGCTCATTGCTAATGACCACGTGCCGGACAACGAGATACGTGTGATGGACAACGGCGAGCACGTCGCATCGACCCGTACCACCGGCTACGAGGGGCCGCAGGATGCCTGACAAGTACCAGAAGCAGAAGAACTACCGCGCCCGTACCATCGCGGTCGTCAAGGCCGTCCACGCGGCCCTGCCCCGCATGATCGCGGCCTACAACGCCCTCCCTGACGACCTGAAGCGCCCCGAGGACACGCAGTTAACGACTGACAAAGCCGTGCTCGTCAGCGTCACGCTCGATGCGGTGTGTCAGGTGCTGGAGCGGATGGCAAATAACACAGGAGATCACGTATGAAAGCCTTAACATTAACTCAGCCGTGGGCGACACTCGTCGCGATCGGTGCCAAGCAGGTAGAAACGCGCAGTTGGAACACTAACCATCGTGGAATCATTGCGATCCACGCGGCTAAGGGTTTTCCGAACAAGGCGAAGCGTCTCGTTGAGACCAAGCCGGTTACCGAGGCGCTAAGTCACAGCCCGGAATACCTACGGCCAGGAGTATGCCTCGGTCGGATCATCGCCATCGCGGAAATAGACGGCGTTTTTTCGACCAACTACGCTAGCGAGGTCTATAAACTCAGCGAGCAAGAGAGGGCGTTCGGGGATTATTCTCCGGGGCGGTTCGGCTGGAAACTAAAGAATGTGCGTAGGCTGAAGGTTCCGATTGAGGTGAAGGGGGCGCTCCAACTTTGGAATTGGCAGCCTCCGCTTGATCTCGATGAGTTGCTGGAGGGTGCTTAAATGTCCAGCAGCAACATGGCCGGGACAATTATCAAGGAAATCCGCACCAGCCGTAGCGAGTCTCAAGCCGATCTCGCCAAGGTGGTCGGCACGACACCGAACACGGTATCGCGGTGGGAAACCGGGCAGTACAAGCCATCTGTAGAAGACCTTTGGAAGATATCCGAGCACTACAAGGTCTCGGTAGCGAGGTTCTTCCCGAGGAACACGGCCCCACGCGGCCTGAACCTCGTCAGCAATGTGCACATCTGCGATCAGTGCCTTGACGGCGCGGGTGGCGAGTGCCATACCCCCGGATGCATCCTGTTCCTCAATCGCGGGCCTGACATTCCGATCAGGGACTCAGTGCTCTTAACGAGCGGGACGATCGAGCCGTTAGGCAGCATGAGTGAGGAGTGAACAATGGCAAGGCGAAAGTCACTGAGCACACTACTGACTGAGAAGTGTGCCGAGCCGGTTGATGGCACTGTCTTAGTCGAGGAGTGGCCATTCACGGTGTCAAATCACTTCCATGACATTAGCCAGTGCTACATGGTGGAGTTGTCATGGGCGCTTAAAGTCATGAGGCTTGTCGAGGCACAACCTAAAACTCAGTAACAGCTAGCGCACCCCCAAGGCCGCACACCCGGAGAGGGGTGCAGCGATCCCGAGCAGCAGTACCTATTGGGGAATTCTGATCGGATAGTGAGCAGGCCGAGGAGCTATCCTTGGGGTTGCGCGAAAGGCTGTCCGAGGACGCCGTAGCGGACAGGTAACCGGGCATTTAGTATCAGGCATTCAAAGTCCTGCACCCGAGACAAAAGACCAAACAGGCGTGATATCGTAGAGACGGAAATCTAGGTCTAGTTCATGGAACTTCATCCGGTGGACGCCGGTACGGTCTAGTACACTAAGGAGGCACTATGAGCACTGAGCTAAAACAAGAAGTTCAGCCGATAAACTGGTACTTATACTCAGGGTATCGAGCTTCACTCATTGAAACAAGGCGAGACGCAGAGTTAACAAAGCTTGACAAGTACCTAAGCGCCCGAGTCTCTTGGGCCGATGATCCAGAGGTAGAACGCGCCGAACTTGAGCGCGTAATGAACAACCCGGACCTTCTCCGTAGGATATACGGGGATTAGTACCACCGGCATCAAGCCGCCCGCACCACAGGGCGGCTTTTGTTTACACGAAATACTATACATTTTAGCTTGACATGATCACTCGGCAGTGCTATAATATAGTAAGTAAACGAGCAAGGAGATCGCACATGAGCAGATCAGGCTTAAACGAAGCCGATTTTGACAGTACCGAAGATGTTTTGCAGTACGGCAGATTTCGCGGGCAGGTGAGCAGCGCTATCAAAGGTAAGCGTGGTCAGCAGTTCTTCAGGGCCGTCATCGAGGCGCTGGATGCCATGCCGGAAAAGCGGTTGATCAGAAATCCGATGAATACGGCTGACGCAGGACCAGACGGTGATGTCGAGTACGACAGTCTAGGAGACGCTGACGGCAACGTTTGCGTGCTCGGTGCGCTGGCGAAGCATCGCGGGTTACCAGTGCTTGAGTTTGACGCCGAAGACCATGACAAGCTTGCTGAAACGTTCAACGTCGCGCCACAACTTGCTCAGGAGGTCATGTGGATGAATGACGAATATTTCGACCGAGGCTTTACCCCTGAAGCTCGCTGGAAGAATATGAGGGAGTGGGCCGAGAAGCAGTTAAAAAAGGAGGCGGTATCAATATGAGCGCATTGACTAACATCATCGAAGCCGACATCCGCGCAGTATTCGAGCCTGTACCCGACAGGCTAACCAGACTGAAACCCGGCACGCGGTATGTCTGGATCAACGCATTGCCGGTCCCTGTCGACGTGTTCGACGTGTGCACGATCAAGAGGACTGACGGCCTTGAGACGATCAGGCTCAGTGGTAGGGTTCTGCCGGTGCAAGTGAGGTAAACATGGAATTAGTGGTAAGCAGACAGCTTAGTGATAAGATTAAGGCCGGTTTGCCGATCAGTGGCCTAGCTTTTCCTGATAGCCTGATTGGCATACCAGTAAAAGTTTATGCTTTTCTTGCGGAAGATCAATGGATAGCGCTTGAGGACGGCCAGGTGGTTGGACTTGGGGGTTTTGGCGATCATGAAGGAGTAAAAGATGCCGAATAACCAGCAACCCAAGCCGCTAGTGCTGATCGCGGCATGTGTCCGCGAAGGGCAACACCATCTTCGTAATGTGCAGCAATCGGGCACCCCTGAGACCAAGGTGACGATCATCACGCCGAGTTATGGCTATGACAGACTGCGCGGGCTGAAACCAGCCGACTTTGATGTGCAGTACGTCGACGGCTGGAGCAGAACAGTCGGTCAGGGTGCGGCGTACAAGGCGAAGGTGCACGATCTGACCGACTACCTCAAAGCATACGGCTGGATGTAAAACACATGGCATTTATAGACCTATCAGGGCGAACGTTTGGGCAATTCAAAGTGGTCAAGCGCGTCATGAAGCCGGAAGGCATCAAGAGCCGTTCGGCGCGGTGGCTGTGCCGCTGCAACGCATGCGGCAAGTCCAAGTCGATCTCGGCTGATTGCCTGACGCGCGGGCACTTTGAATGCTCGTGTGCTCGTACGAAAAGAGGGCGATCAAGAGACCCGCTGCGGCATCCTAGCGTCTCGTCGCAGCTTTATCACCAGCGCATCGCAAAGCTCGGATGGAGCGAGCAGGACGCGCTCACGTTGCCTTGTGGGCAGAGGCGCGGGCGGAAACCGAAAGGAGTTAACCATGAGTGACGCGCAGTATCTTGCCGCTATTAAAGCGGCAAAGGAGTTTATCGACGCGGCTGAGGCCGCGCAGTGTATTAGGTCCGAGATTAAGGTTGGTGAACGATCAACGATTGAGCATATGACGACCGGCACTAAGGAGTGTGGGGAGGCCAAGCGTCGATCGATGACGCTGACCCGGCAGTTAGCACGGTTCAGGAAAGGGCTGGCGTGACATGCCTCGACGCAAAGGCCCGCACAACGTTGTTCTTAATCCGTTCCCGGCCACAGCAAGGGCCGAGGGACGCACTGAGCAGGTGAGGATCAACGGAGCCATCTCGAAGTTTGCCAAGGCGAGACTCGATGAAGCTCCAGGCGAGAGCAACACGCAAAAGCTTGACTCGTGCTTGCTTGCTCTGTTAGAATTGGAGCAGAAGCTACGGTCATGATACAGGAGGCTTACTATGTGGCAATGGGTTTGCCTGCACCCAAGGGAGGTGTCGGGCGCAATCACAGTGTTCGTGTGCGTCATGATATTGCTGTTCATCGGGTGGGCGCTGGCGAGTAAGGCGGGTTGACATGAGAAACGCCAAGTTGACACACTGTGTTCGCTGCGGCAAGCCAGTGCAGAATGATAATACTGCGCATATATGCCTCGGCAATGGCAACTGGATTGACGTGGAGCGTATCAAGCGCGAGAACGGAGTACTTAATGAGAAAACTGAGCAAGACGATACTGCTGGCGGTCGTGCTGATGGCCGCAGGGTGCGAGCCGCAGGAGCCGACACCGGCTGCGCCAGCGTTAGCGCAGGCGACCGCGCAGTATCCTGACGAGCCGAACTCCAAGCTGACGCCGGGGGATGTCAGGACGACTGACCTGAACGAGATACTGAACGTTAAGACGAGCACAGTCAGGAATGTGCCGGAGAGCGAGAAGGCGGCGGTGTGGGCCTCTTACGCGAAGGCGTATCCGGGGGTGTTCGGTGATCGATCGCGCTGGAAAGACGTAGAGTTCGATCATGTAATCTCCCTTACGCTTGGTGGGAGTAATAGCCCAAAAAACCTGTGGCCCGAGCATTACTCTCAGCCGTGGGGCGCTCATCAAAAGGACGCCTTAGAAGATCACCTGAGAGCGCTGTTGGCCCATGGGGTGATTTCGGTACCAGAGGCCCAACACGCGATTGCTACTGACTGGATCGCGGCCTACAAGAAGTACATGTCGGTGTCGGCTACTAAGCAATAACTGGGTACAGTATCAGTATGATAACCATTCTCATCGAACTCTTGATAGCCGCGCTCGTGATTGCGTTGTTCGTAATCGGTCTAAATGCGATACCGGGGTTGCCTGCATGGGTCAAGCCGGTGTTCTGCATCATCGCCGCGATCGTTGTACTGCTTTACCTGCTCGGCGGCGGGACGCACATACCAGCCATACGGTAAGATTTCTCTTGCCAAGCGAAATGATCTGTGCTATTATAGAGTTGTTCGGTTGATAGTTACTCTAACGGTGATCTCCTTGCGGGCGTCGGCTGTCATGGGCCGACGCCCGTGCTCACGTCAGGTGTGTGGTAGACTGTCAGTATGGTGTACGTACCGAGAAAAACCGCAGCGCCCCCTCCGATAGTGCTCGATGACGAACTCATAAGTCAGATCAAGACGATTGCGACTGGCTACATCCAGACCGAAGCAACCCCCGAGGCGGCGTACGCCAAACTCCTCAAAACGTTCCACATGCTGCCTGAGAAGGTGATTATCGAGGCGCTGACGCCGAAGGTACTCCCTCCGATTCCCGCGAGGCCAATACTCCATGAAGGCCAGATCGATATCAAGTCTCATGCCAAACGCTTCAACGTTATCAACTGCGGCAGGCGCTTCGGTAAAGATATCCTTTGTATCGACCTCGCGATTGACATATTGGAGAAGGGCGGCAAGTGCGGCTGGTATCAGCCAACGTACAAGTCTCTCATGGAGGTATGGCGTGCCTGTAAGCGCATTCTCGCCCCGATCATCCCAAAGAATGGCATCAATGTCCTCGATAAGCGCATCGAGGTAACCACTGGGGGCTTGATAGAGTTTTGGTCTCTTGACGGTGACCCGGAAGCCAGCCGAGGCCGAGACTACGACCGAGTAATCATCAACGAGGCGGCTAAGGCGCGTCAGCTTCAGACGGCATGGGACTTGGCGATCAGGCCAACACTCATGGACCGCCGTGGTGACGCGTGGTTCCCGTCGACCCCGAGAGGCCGTGATTACTACTTCGATCTATTCCAGCGCGGCCAGGTTGGCAGTCTTGATTATGACCCGAACTGGGTGTCGTGGCAGAAACCGACGCATGACAACCCTCACATCCCCAAGGAAGAATTGGTCGACGCCGAGAAATCTATGCCGGTCACCGTCTACCGTCAGGAAATCTTGGCTGAGTTTCTGGACGTTGCGGGGCGGTTCTTCGACGAGTGGGAACCTGCGCAGTGGGTCACGTTCATCGACGCAAGCGGCAAGATAAGTCAGCGCGAAGAGGCTTGGCATGTCGTGGAGCCATTCCCGATCCCGGACCACTGGCAGGTGTGGGCATCGGTCGACCCAGGCACAAGCAAGCACGCTAGAACTCACGCGGTGTTGTTCTTTGCCTCTGATCCAGAGGGCGGGGTTGTAATATTTGACGAAATCTATGAAAAGGGGAAGCAGTCAGCAGAGCAAGCAGAGTTATTGCTACTGAAACTTGAGACGTATAAAAGGGCTTGCCCTGTTGACCCTGCTCGCCGTAATGGACTATGGCGGCTTAATACAGGGCCAATCCCGTGCGATTACGCCAACTTCTTTCCCCCGCCTATCAGTCATACAAGTAATGCGGTGTCGTTGGCAAGTGCGGAGCGAATCGGTAAATGGCCCGTTGAATATTATCATGAGCGTGGTATTCGAGCCGTAAGAGCCGTAAAAGATCGCATTGCTGGTTGGCGAGAAATGAAACAATGGCTTCATGACACTCTCCCTATTAAGCCAGATTCTGCCCGACTTTCTAAGGTTGACGGAGAAGACAGTCGCCCTAAGCTTCGCGTCTTCAGGGGAAGGTGCGCAAATTTAATTCGCACGATACCCCTGATGATACGTGACGAGCGAAAACCCGAGGATATTGAAGAGGACACTCTTGGGGTTGGTGATAACGCCGGTCACCTGGAGCAGCATCTCGTTGACTGCTGCTTTATTGCCGGGACATTAATATCAACTAGCTTGGGAGACCGCCCGATCGAGGATATTAAATACGGTGATATGGTGTGGACACGTAAAGGTTTGAGACGTGTAATCGCTTGCGGCCCTACCACACCGCGCGTCGTAGGTAAATTGATGATCGAAAGCGCGGAAATAGTAGGTACGCTGGACCACCCTGTATGGGTTGACGGGCAGGGGTTTACTGCCTTGGGTGCGATACGGTATAATGACAAGGTCGTTACCGTTAACCCCAAGGAGTTAGGCAAATGCCAGAGGTACAAGTCTTCGAAGGTGTCACATACCGCCGCTACCCGGAGTCAAAGCAAGAGTGCCATCGCAGGTATTTCTTCAGTAATAAGGACAGTTTGCATCGGGCTATATGGCGATCGGCTAATGGGGAAATCCCTAAAGGATATCATGTCCACCATAAAGACGAAGACTACTCGAATAACACGCTGGATAACCTTGAATGCCTGTCGCCCGACGAACACCGAAAGCGACATCCGTACAAGGGCAGTGGTAACATTATTTGGTGCAATTTCTGCGGTAAAGAGTTCAGCGCCAATACTCGGAATGACCGAGATCGATTTTGCTCTAACAGGTGCAAGTCAGCTTGGCGCAGGGCTAGTGGGGCTGACAATGAGCAACGCATATGCTCATGCGGGAAAGCCTTTGTTGTCAACCGCTACGAGGACACTGTTCACTGCTCTCGGCAGTGCGCTAGGCCGGGTGGCTACGAACGTCCTAAAATCGCTACGACTTGCAGGCAATGCTGGAAGGTTTTTGTTGCACGCAGTCAGAAGGCCATTTACTGCTCTACGGCCTGTCGTAAGCGATGGGATAGAAATCATAGGGGTAAGGACAGTCTACAACCTAACGGTTGAGGGTTGCCCCGAATACTTTGCAAATGGGGTCCTGGTCCATAATTGCAGGTATGGCCTCATGTCTCGGCCCGGAGTATCACCGGATGAGCCGGAAGCCGAGATGACGCCGCAGGAAGTGTACGTAAGCACGAACCAGGCGAGGGATGACGCGGCCCTCGACTATCGCAACGCCCGCATGGGCCTCAAGCGCGATGGCTTCCACGAAGACGGCTCTGTGAAGTGGGTTGCATCAAAGCGTATCAAGCCCAAGTCAAGGCGACCGATGGGCGTCTAATTGCTGAGTTATTGCAAAACAAAGTGACTAGTGGTATATTAAGCACAAGGAAACGGGTTTTATATGAACATGCGAGGACGACGCGGCAGGGGTATGAAGGCTGAGATTTCACCTGCCACTAAAATCGGTGTTGTAATCGAGAAGGACAAGTCTTGGACGACTGAGACCCCTGAGTTGCCCGAGGGGCAGTTTCTCACGACTGAAGTGGCTGACGCGATTGACGAACTGGAAGGTATAGAGATCGTTGAGGTCGAGCCTGAACCCGACGTTGCAACTGTGTACCGGTGGGAGATTCCCGGCGCGGACGGCTACGCGCTCAGGATCGAGTTTGAAGCTCAGAACGCGGACGAAGCGCGTGAGTTCGCTAAGGTCGTGTCAGTTGGCGATGAAGGCAATAGCCGGTCGCTCACGTCGCTTGAGCGCAACTGGATCACCACTACCGAGCCGCAAGTCGTCCGCGCCACTGAGGCAATCACGCTTGATCTTGACAGCGCCCTGCTCGTGAACGACAGGCTCTGGCGCGAGAACGAGACCTATCGGCAGGCAGTAGCGTTATTCGAGCAGCACGGCATCGACATCAACGACCCAATGGCATGGGCCGAGTCACAGCAAACAGCCGCGCAGCACAAGATCGACCGCGCCGATCGTGTACGCGCTGGCAAAATGCGCGAGCTTGTGCAGGCGTTGCAGAACGTCGACCGAGCGCTGCATGACGCGATTGAACTGGACGAAGAGTTCGCCCCGCCGAAGCCCGCAGTTCCGCAGGAGCCTGACTACTCAAAGCTCGTCATTGTCACGGACGGATCAGTGGAGGACATGCCGCACCTCTACCCAAGACTGGCAAACGCCAAGTTCACAAAGGTGTCTCCAGCCGACCCTTTGACCGATGAAGAGCGCCATGGCTACAGTATCATCTTCGAGAATGGCGACGGGCTGATCGAGGACTACCGTATCCGTCGTGCTGGACCCGGCGAACAGGAGCCGCTTCGGGCCATCAGCCGACGCATTCAGGCGCTTGTTGGCTTGACCGCTGAGAAGGCTGTCGAGGCTGCGCCCCCTGTCAAGACCGGGCCTACCGGCATCCCTGGCTCGCTCGTCATTCCAAAGGACAATGGAGATATGGACTTTGTATCGACGATCAGTGATGGAGTGCAGCCGAGCGGCTGGAAGGTGCAGTCGTAATCAGTGCTTATTGCCGCGATCATACTGCTTACTGTCTGTGCGATCTCCTGCACTGTATGCGCCGTGATACTCAGCCTGCTTGCCCTGCGTCTTCAGGGTGTGAACCTGCCGAGGGTGCGCTTTGAGATAGCGCAGCTTTGGAAGCGCCGGAATAGGCCAAGCCAGAAGAGGCCGCGAGGAGTTTGATATGCCATTCAATCAAGCTAAAGGGAAGATGGTAGCCAATACCACGGCGAGTAAGCAGGCTCGGTCGAAGACTGCGGGGCCAAACTCCTCGTTTCCGATCGGGGATGCAAAACATGCCAGGTTGGCCGTGGGCGCAGCGCAGCGATCTGCCAACGCCGGGAATATCTCACAGTCGACGGCCGACAGTATCAAGGCAAAGGCTCGGGCAGCGCTCAAGTGCAGCGGTTGCAAGAAACCCGGCTTCGGTAACTACTGTCAGTCATGCGGAAAACCGATGAAATGAGTGACGGTAACATTCGCGAGATAGTACGCGCCGAGATCAAAGCCGAGCTTGACGAGCGTGCTAAGTCGCACAAGAAGCATGGGTTAGTTCTACTCCGTGCGTTCGAGATGATGATAGCCGAACTCAGGAAGATGCTCGGCGTAGAGAAGTAGTACTGACAATTTTATACAGGCCGCATGCGCGAAAGCGTACCCGCCGCAATCGACGACTACTGATGGTAGCCGTAGGTTGCGGCTTTTGTCTTATCAGGCCAATCAAACTAAATGCCTAGTGTGATCGAAAACGTAAAGAACGGGATCAAGTCAGCCTTTAGCCCAAAAGTACTGCCGTCGCTGACTGAAGGCACGATGAAGCTTGCCGATCCCGACAATGTATCGTCGATGATCGGCTATGGCGACCTGGATGAGCAGGAGCAGGCAAAGCTCCGTGGGTACCTCGCCGGGACCGAGGCTGGCATCAGCTTCAAAGACATGGCCGACGCGCTGATGGACCTTGGCGAAGAGTGGTACATGGAGTCGCGCCAGGGACGCTGGAAGCACCACGAGGACTTCTTCAGTGGGCTTGCGGCGTTCGCCGGTGAGTACAACCTGTATTGGAACCAGGAAGCTAACAGTGGCAACGGCATGATGCAGGGCTTTCCGAACGCGGAAGGCAACACGGACTTCGATGAGAAGTTCGCGCAGAAGTACGAGAACGTTTTTCGTGTCATGATCGAGCGGGCGCAGGCCCGCATCACGGCGGCTTACCCTGACGCGTGGGCCGCTCCGCTCAACGACACTGACAAGGACAAGCTCGCCGCGCAGGTGCTCCGCTCGATAAATGGGCACTGTTCCCGCGAGACAAACCGTGAGCAGTTGATGGAGGATATATGCCTCTACATGCTCATTACAACGACAACGTTCATCGAAGTTGGGTGGAACCCGAAGGCGTACGCGGATTTAGGGATACCGCAGCCTGATGGCAGTGTGGAGTACCACCGGGAACAGATCGGAGATGTTGTCAATCGCCTCGTTATGGCGATCGACGCTTACCCGGACCCGAATGCCGCGCTGAATGGCGGCGACATTCATGGCGGGGCGTACTTTATCAAGCGCCACCTGATGAATGTACAGGATGTCTCGGAGAAGTGGGGCAGGCCGGTTACACCCACCTCGCCGGGATCGACGTTCGGCTTCTTGCAGGCAAGGATGGAGTTGATCGCGGGGGATCACTCCCGCATATTGTCCAAGATCAAGAACTCGACCGAGATCACTGAGGTTTGGAACAAACCCTCGAAGCAGTATCCCAGGGGTCGATTTTGGGTTTATAGCGCTGACCGCACGCTGCTTTGGGCCGGTGAGTGGCCGTACGAGAAGAACGATGAGTACCCGTTCGTCGAGTTCGGCTTCAAGAAGAATGCAGGCTCGGTGTGGGCGCTCAATATGGGGCGTGATCTACTGCCGACGCAGCGCACACTGAACCGTCTCGCGACCTACCTTGCGGCCCGCCTTGAGTGGGACAGACCAACGATTTTAGCGCCGAGCAACTGCGATATTGCGCCGGATGATTTCCTCAATCCGACGCTCTACAAGGTAATAGCTTTTGAAGGCCCGAGCACCGGCGGGTCGATGCCGATCTATCAGCAGCCGCCGCAGCCGGGGGAGTTCTACTTCAAGTACGAGCAGTCGTTGCTTGCGAAGATGGAGATGCTGGCGGGCGTTCGTGACCTCAATGGCGACAACGCACAGCCGATCAACAGTGGCATCGAGTACGGCCTGCGGCTCAAGACCGACAAGGAGCGCCTAGCGCCTGCGATCAAAATGATGGGGCGGGGCAGGGCCAAGCTGTATGAATGGGACGGCGCACTCTATCGACAGTTCGGAGCTTCGTTCCCGAGATTGCTTGGGATTGACGACATGGCGATCCCCGGCAAAGACCTTGAGGGGGCAGCGCCAACCGCCGCCACCAAGCTCGTGGACTTGCAGGCACTTAAAGACGGCAACACTCGCGTGTTCCTCGAAGCTGGATCGGGCGAAGCGAGACTGCCGGAAGCACAGGAAGCACAGCTACAGGAAGTCACGAAACTGCTCACTCAGGCGATGGCGCAGCCGGGAGGGGCAGCTATTGTCGAATGGTACCTCGGGCAGTCTCAGGCAATCCGCTCCGACCAAGAGACCGACCGCCTGGTAGTTGGTGTCAAGCAGCTTGTAGCCGAGCAGGCCGAGCGCGAGGCGCAGACTGCCATGAATGTCCAGCAAGCCAAGGGCGGGCAGTCTCAGCAGGCGCAGCAGGCCAAGCAGCAGGCAGACCTACAGGCGATGCAACTCAAGCACGAGCAGGATCAGGCCAAGGCCGCGATCGACGTGCATTCTCAGGCGCTTGTCGAGCAGTTCCGTGGACAGACGGACATGGCAGTGAACTCGCAGAAGTTCCAGCAGGCCATGATGCTCCTGCACACGAAGAACGCCGTTCCGTCCGTCACTCTCACTGGTACCCTCGACCCCGCAGGCGAGTCGAGCGCACAGGAGAAGGCGGGTCTCAGCGCTGGCGACATGGACACGCTCAAGAAAATGCTTATCAAGCCTGCCCCGACGAAAGGAAGCTCTAATGGCTCGTCAGCCACGAAATAAGGCAGCTAAACCGGCAAAGCCCACAAAGGTCAAGGCGATCATCGCGGTAGCGGTTAAGCCAAAGCCTCACGGCATGAGTCTCGCTGCCAAGCCCGAGCGCATTCCGCACCCGGCCATACCGGGCCGCGATGTCGCAGGGCGTATCATGCCCGGTGCAGCACTGCCGGGAGCCGCCCCGCCGTTCACGGCGCAGCCGCCCCGTATGCCGCCCGCGCCCGCAGTCAACTCTGCCGGTGCAGGCATGGGCAACATGCCATCCGGCCCGGTCTCAACCGGTATCCCGCCGTCTTTGCCGCCGAGGAGATAGCATGGCCGATAACAACAAAACCCTGCGAGATTATCTCGAAGCTCGCCGTGACAACTTTGCGCTAAAGACGATTATGGAAGCATGGGACAAGAAGGCACCGGGGTTTCTTGATGCCCCGCTTACTCGTACTGAAATGCTGTCTGACGGAGACTATCTACTAAGAGATGTCTTCGTGCCTAACGATGATCTTGAAGCCAACCTGACCGAGTGGGCATCTAAGGTGCTCGATCATCCTGATATGGTCGAGTTCTTTACAAGTGACGAAAAATTCTTCGTCCGGATGCTTGGTAGCATGTGGGCCGAACGATCCGGCGATGTAGTAATGGTGGATTTTGCGTTTTCGCTTCACAAGATGGGACTTAACTTCAAACAGGGTTATGGTTTGAGACAACCAGGCGAAGACGTTCCGGTGTTCGTTAGCGAACGCGAGTTGGCAAAGGTTTAACAACATATGAAAATCAACGAGATAATCTTCTATCGCAGAAATGACGAAGGCGGCAGTGGAGGGACTGGTATTCCCGCTGCGCCTGCGGTCACGGAAGCCCCGACAGGGAGTACCACCGACACTGGCATTCCGGCCTCGCTGCCGGTCTCCGAATCTGATGTCGCCGCGTCCACCGAGGAAGGTCAGTACAAGTTCAGCGTCAACGACGAAAAGACGATGGGCTATGACGACATTCCGATGCATGTGGATGACGATGAGGAAGCCGCTGCCGATGCTGCGACGGCGGCACCCGCCGCTGACGAAGAGGTAGTCGCTGACGACGCGACCGGCGAGGATGTAGTCACCGAGGAGCCTACTACTACGGCTCCGGTCGTATCTGAGGCCGCAGTCAAGGCGCTCAAAGCCGCCGCCGACGCCATGGGCATCACCGAGACCGACCCGGACAAGATGCTCGCCGCGATCGAGGCGCGTCAGGCCGAGGTTGCCGCAGAGCAGCAGCGGGTGCGGGAGACTGCCGAAGCTGCGTTTGAGCAGCAGGCGATCGTACGACTTCAGGACGCCGCCAATCAGGAAGTCATCGCGCTCATCAATCCGCTGGTGCGTGCGCAGCTTATTCAGGAAGACTTCCCTCTCGACGAAGCTCCTGACGGCTGGTGGGACACGGCTTCTCCAAATTATGACTCGGCCATGACGAGCCGGTACAACCAGATTTACAATGAATTGCGTGCGCAGCCTCGTTATCAGTCTGCGTACGACAATGCGTTCAAGGGCCATAAGGCGACGTACGAAGGTGAGAAGGCGGCGATTGCCGAGTTTGCCACCAAGTACCCGAACCATGCCGTTGAGCTAGTGAGCGATCTTCGTCAGGCCGGGGCTACTGTCGGCTTTATGGAGAGGATCGCGCACGTGACCGATCAAGCGGTCACCAAGGCTATCGCGATGTCACATTCCGCGATTGCCGCTAAAGACGCCGAGCTTGAAACGCTCCGCGCACAAGTTACCGGCCATGCCGACGCCATTGCTAAAGCGAAGGCGGAAGGATTAGCTGAAGGGCGTAAAGCCGCACTCGTTTTGGCTAAGGGGGCGTCCGTTCCAAACACGGTCGGGGTGGGGGCCATCGCGCCCGCACCGTACAAGTACAACCCGAACCGTGAATTGACGTGGGACGATATCCCGATAGCTCGTAAGGACAGCTTTTAACTAGCCGGTCAGGCGCTCGGCGCTAAACTGGCGGGAAGGTTTATCATATGGCAAGCACTTCAACATTGACCGGGCCATTGTCATTTACGCAGTACATGCAGCGTATCAATGAGCCGCGCGTTACTACGTTCTGGGAAAGCTTCATCAAGCAGAAGTCGATCCCCACATACCTGTCGATCCAGACCGAGGGGGCGCTCATTAAGCGCGGTCGCCGTGTCATCGACAAGCTCCCGAAGGTCACGGCCCTGCCGATTGGCGCGGAGCCGACCAATCCGTTCACGACCACCAGTCAGCCGTTCCAAGAGACGCTGATGCTGAACCGTGACAACAACGACATCGACCGGAACTTCCGCAAGGATAAGAACTACATCGACAACGATCCGGTCATGATCGACATCAACCTGTACGTGCAAGCGAGAAATATGTTCGTCAACAACTATTTCTTCAACAACAGCACGTACCAGGGACCGACCTCCGACCCGAACGGCTTCATCGGTGTTCGCTATCGAGCGCTCGACGCCATCAACGGGAACACTGGCAACTACGGTGTTAACTCGGGATGCGTCTTTGCGGCGACCGGCAAGATCAACCAGTCGAATTGGTCCAGCACCAACGCGATTGCGATTGAGCGCGACTTCGACCGCATGTTCCAGCACATGGATGCCGAGAACGGCGAAGGACTTGTCGCCTTCTGCTCGCCTCAGTTCATGTGGCTGTTCGACGCGATCCTGAAGTCGGCCAGCACCTCGGGCGGTCTCAAGATCACGGTCGACGCGTTCGACCGCAAAATCCGCAAGTACGGCGAGTGCGAGCTTGTTTCCTGTGGACTGCTCCCCCCGCTCGACGGCGGCTTGCAGACCGCGCCGAACCTGTCGAGCGCTCAGGACATAAATGGGTGGCAGGCTGGTGACAACCTGTTCGTGCAGAACGGTAGCAACTACTACACCTCGGTCGTCTTCATCAGCAAGAACCCGAAGAAGTTCACTTGCTGGCAGCAGGAAGACCCGTGGATGGAGCGAGAGCGCATCACCGGTACGCGCAAGATGCGGACCATGCTCGACCAGACCCTTGGTATCTTCATGGAAGACACAAGGGGAATGGGTATGCTTTACGGCATCCAGATCGACGGCCCGACTGCCGACTAACCCTATAGAAAGGAGTCAATCATGTACGATAATGAAGTATTGATCAATCCGCAGACTATTACGTCGGCAACTTCAACGGGCACCCTGAGCTACACCAATACCGCTACTGGTGTCACTCAGGCGTTCCTCGATCATGGCGACGGTGGACCGGACACCAACTACTACCTGAACCTGGTTGCACTGTCGAGCAACTACATCGGCGGCAACCCGAACCTGATCTTTAAGGTTCAGCAGGCCGGTGACAATGGCAGTGGCGCTCCCGGCACATGGATCGACAGCACGCAGCAGCAGCAGCCTGCACTGAACACCCCTGGCATGATCGCGATCGGCTGGAAGCAGGTGCATCGCTTTAGCCGCGTTGTGTGGACATGGCGCGGGGCGCTGGCATGGGGCCAAAGCGGCAACTCATCCAGTCTCTCGGCTCAGACGTTCTCGTCGAGCAGCAGCGGCGGCTTCGAGTTCCTGACCATACAGGGCGGTCTCACTCCGACCTATACGAACTAACCACTGTGCACCCCACGCACAACCTCCCGGCACCCCTGCCGGGAGGTTTTTCTGTCACTCCTTGCTATTAAAACCGGTTTTTGGTGTATACTTGAGTTGTAATATGCCGCATCGCCGCTATGGGCGGGGTCAGAAGCAGGGAGCGGTTAGAGTCCGTAAGTCAGCCAGGGATGCGATTGATTACCAAGTCTCATGGCGAGCAGTGCACTAATCAAGCAATGTGACGCATTTAGCGACTGCTTCTCGTGGGCTGGTTCGAATCCAGCCGTGTGGCCTTAAACTATGAAACCTCTATTTCTTCAGTACGCCAACAATGAAATCCTCAAAGGCATGATCGAGGATCATGCCGAGCGCCACATTCACTACTGCGAACGTCATGACTACCATTACTTCCCCGTCATTCGCTTGGGCGAGCACTTCGATTGGTTTGATAAGATCAGGCTAATCTTGGAGGCTGTGAAGTCGGGCAATTATTCGCACGTGTTTTGGATCGATGCGGATTGCTTCGTAGTTGATGGGACGCAGGATATGAGGGATACGCTGCCTTATTGGGCATCATATGCGTTCTGTATACACCCCAAACCATGGCAGGGCCAATCATTTCATTTTAACGCAGGTGTTCAGTACTATGATGCTGGGACCGATGCGAGAGATTTCCTTGGTGCAGTAAAAGGTATGGAAGGTCAGTGCACTGATGAGTATGATCAGACCGCTATTAATGATCTATTGATACTTAATAACATAGGGTATCGTACGTGGCAAATGGGCTTGAGTATACTCCCCGACAAATGGAACTGCACGCTAGGCGTGCACGACCTGTCGCCGGATAACCCGCCAGTGCTCGCCGCGTTCCACGGCCACGAGTTCCCGGTGCGACGGCGCGAGGTCATGCGCGAGTGGGCGGAAAGGCTGCCGTATCGATGATCGAGATCGACAAGTGCCACATCAGACTCATCGGCGCGATGCTCGGAGCGGCCAAGCCAAAGCAGATACTTGAGCTTGGATTTGGCACAGGGAGTACCACAGTCGAAATACTTCAGCACTTGGGGGTTGCTAGTGATGGCAACGATCAAGACTATAAGTGCAAGCACACTTCCCTGACACTAGTCGACAACTGGCTCGATTTTGGCGGCGTGAAGCCTACGAACACTCAGAGGCTTCAGCTTTACGGAGTTAATGTCGTCACTTCCGACGAGAGCGAGTTCCTGAACTCGGTTGCCGACAACACTTACGACTTCTTGGTCAGCGATGCTGATCATCGAGGCGACTGGTGCGAGGAGCATTTCAGGGTGACGAAGCCGGGATCGTGGTGCTTCTTCCATGACACCAATCAGCCGCATGTTTATCCCGGCCTAGCTCGTACGGTGCAGTACGTCAAGGATCGCGGTTGGACGCATTACCACTTTACGAAGTCGACACTGCCGGGGGAGGAATGTCATCGCGGCCTCCTGATGTGTTTAAACGAAAAGGACAGTAAACCTTGAAGGTGATCCCGGCAGAAGCTAAAATCGGCGTTGTCATCGGCACGTATGCGTCAAAACCGTTCGTCGAGCTTGGGCTTGCGGCCTTGCAGTACAGCACTTGTGGTAGTGTATCGATATTGGTGCATGACGATGGAAGCGATGATTTTCCTGATATATCGCGGACGGCGAGGCGGTATGGGGCGGAAGCGTGTACCCCCGGTAGACGCATTGGCAAGCCGGGACAAAGCATGCTAGGTGACATGTCAGCCTTCGCTATGGGCCTCGAATGGGCGTCGGTCAACAATATCGATATACTCGTCAAGTTCTCTCGTCGCTGGATCGTAGCTCGTGACTGGGTGTCAGGGCTACAGGAACTCGCCCACAACACCCAGTACGCCACGTACAGCGCCACTGACATGATGTGCGGGCTTGGCTTCAGGGCTGAGTGCTGCGCCCTCCACGTGCCATCGTGGATGGAAAGTGGTGGCTATGACATGCTCAGGGCGCAGATTGCCACGGGCGAACAGCCGGTCCATGGCCTCGTCGGAGGCGCTGAGGGCTGGTATCACAATATCGTGCGACATGTCCACAAGTGGGCACATCCTGATCCTACAGACCGATTGGACTTGTGTGCCTACTCCGAAAGCCACTTTCCAAAATCAGTGACATGCGACAGCTACGGCTTTTGGCCGATGATGGGTCTGTCTCGGGCGCAGAAGCTCCCCGGCATCCTGTGGCATCACTCGTGCCCGATATCCGATTACGTCGCGCTGGCACAGTCGCTCGGCCTGTCGTATACTGAAGCTGACTTTGAGCTTAGTGGAGAGGCGCAATGAACGATACAAACGCATTAGTCCCTGTAGTCAAGAGTTACTATGAACAGTGGGAGATGCCAAGCTCCAAGCGTCCTCGTGGCCGACGCATCGAGGCAGTGGATCGGTATGTTTTCGGCTGGAGGGTTGCGTCGGAATTAATCAGTGTTGACGACTTCGTATCAGGCGGCGAAAAGTTTGATCGGCCATTCACAATGATAGGGTTTAATAAGGCTGATAATGACCACATTTAAGACATTCGGCCACCTTGGAGACATGTTCTGCCTCACCTCTGCCGCGCACACCTACGCTCGCCTGACCAAGCTGCCGACGTACATCGACGATAGTTCGTGGGGTCACGAGATCGCGGCCATGTATGACGACGGGCTGCTCAAGATCGGCAGCGATGGCGACGAGTTTGACATGCATGGCGTGATGGCGCTGCATCGCAGTCCCGAAGGCGTCATGCCGAACTACCTCGGGTGCTACCAGTACCACATTCTCAAGGATGTGCCAAAGCTGCTCGGAACCACCATGGAGAAGTTCGGCAAGCTGATAGACGGCTTCGAGCCGCCGCCTCAAGGGCCGAACTCAGGCCGCTACTTGATCCAGCCTTATTCGCGCAATGCGCCGAACCCGCCTGAGCGAGCACTGCAAGAGATCGTTGACGGGTTTCACCTGTGGATGCCGGATAAGCCACTGTATGCGATCGGCAGGACGGACACCCCGCGAGCGCTCAAAGGTGTCGACTACTCGATGCTTGAGGACAGTGCGGCGGCGTTCGTGAAGAACGTCGCGGAGGCTAAGATGGTGTTCACGCCTCACAGTGCGGCGGCTCACATCGCGGCGGCGTACAACACGCAGGCGTTTGTCTGGTGCCCCGACTGGGACGAGAACTGGCAACTCAGCTATCCCGGATGGGACGCTGAGTTTATTACGTTTCACGACAAGGCGAGCGATCTAATACTGCCGCCGAACAATGGAAGGATTGCGAGCGCATGAGCGAATCGATCGAAGTGTTGCAGGCGAGGATTGCCAACTGGCAGAAGTTTTTGGAAACGCTCCCCGCGCGGCCTGACGGAAGAGTGTTGCGCGAGTCGATACAGAGGTCGATCGAGCGGGCAGATGCGGAGATTGCCAAGCAGATCGAGACTGCCCCGCCAGTCAACGAACCAGGGCCGGGAGAAGGTCCGATCGCATGGCCGACTGACAAGATCGTAATCCCGGCCATCGCAAAGGCGGTTGGCGAAGTGGTCAACAAAGGGCTGTTGCCGGAAGTTGAGCGGCAGAAGGTGACTGCGAGCGGGCCGAAAGCGTTCTTTGGGCCGCAGGATGGCAATCTTATGTGGGCGCGTCCAACGATCGTACAAGCTCAGGATCAGCGGCAGGATAGCATGTTCGGTATCGACTCCCTTATGGCCGCGCTCAAAGAGAAGCACCAAGCCGAGATCGAGGCGATCAAGGCTCAGTACGCTGCTCAAGTTGCCATGGCGACAGTCCCGCCTGTTCGTCGAACTAAGATACCGGCTAATCCGAAGATCGGAGTTGCCATCTGTACGTACGGTTCTGTGCCTTATGTCCATCTCGGACTGGAATGCCTTAAACGACATGAGCCGGGGGTACCTGTTCTGATACATGACGACAGTTCACCGGACCAGGAGAAGCTGCGGCAACTCGCGGCTATGTACGGGGCTGATTTTGTGTCGACTGACTATCGCAAAGCGCCGACTGTGGGCGACTTGTCCGGGTTTGTTGAAGGTCTCCGATGGGGGGCTGACAGGCTTGATATCGTCATAAAGCTGTCGAGACGGTTTATTATTGACAAACCGTGGGCCTCGGACCTTGGGGCACTATTCCATAATACGCAGTATGGCACAGCTTGCGCGCCTGATTCTGCATGGCAATGGGGCATGAGGAGCGAAGCGACCGGGCTTCATGTTAGCTCATGGATTAATAGCGGTATGATGGCACGCATGGAAGAAGCTGTTCGGTCGAACGTCCAGCCTCATTCGCTGCCCGAGGCTTTTATCCATGAGTGCGCTCGCGAGGTTCATAAGTGGCTTCACCCCGAAGACGAGTCAATCTCTCGCTGGAATGAGCGCGACCACCCTGATTGCGACTGGACGGTCAGAAGTGAAAAGACCTTTAACCGCCCCGTCAATTACGACAGCTACGTATGGTGGGTCAGTGTTATGGGCCTAGCACGAACGCAGCTTATTCCGAATGTCTATTGGCATGACTCGTGGAGCAATCGAGAATACGGTGCGTTTGCGAGGTCGATCGGATTGAACTATACCGATGATGACTTTTACGTCCAACCCGGCAACTAATTAGTATGACCTACCCACGCGAAATCGCCATTATTTCAAGGCAATGCCCTGGAGACACAACGATGGTGTCAGCCGCTATCAAGGCATTGCATCAGTGCCACCCTGGAATGTTCAGAACTCAGTTCATAGGCCATTACGGCTCAGGGTCCGATACGCCTCCGGGTAATAATTTATTTGCTGGAAACCCTCATGATAGTCGCATTGACTTAGCACGTGCGCAGCACATTACGATAGACTATGGGCCAGCCATCCAACAATGCGGCAGACCGTATCATTTCTTGGAAGGCCCAAAGGAAGATATGGAGCGCAAGCTCGGCGTCAAGATCGACATCAAGGAGTTTCGCGGCGACATCTATTTGTCTGACGAAGAGATGAAACCTTGGCCGGGGCTGGCCGAGCGCTATGCGCTTATCAATGCGGGCTACAAGAACGACTTCACGGCAAAGATGTGGAGTCACTACCGGTACCAAGAAGTAGTCAATGCCACCAAGGATGAAATCCAGTGGGTACAGGTCGGCAGCGCTAACGACAATCACCGTCCGCTCGAAAACGTTATTAACCTCGTAGGTCAAACCAACATTCGTCAAATGTGCCAGGTGATGTACCGCGCGGCGTTCGTGGTATGCCCCGTGACATTTCATATGCACTTAGCAGCAGCCGTGCCTACGCCAGAGGACGGACCTCGTGAAATGCCATTGACTATCGGGCAGTTGCATGAGCGCTATTGGCATGAGCGACAAGCACAGCTTAGTAAAGGGCCGGGGCCACAACCGTTACCGGGCGGTCAACGGAAAGTCAGGCCGTGTATCGTTTTGGCAGGGCAAAGGGAGCCTGTGCACTACGATGCTGGCTATCCCGGCAATATCGTGTTAGGTGCGACTGGCAAGCTTAAATGTGGCGTCGGAGTCGGGCAGTCCTGCTGGCGCAACAAGACTGTGCCAGTCGACAGCGATATGAACCTGTGCATGAAGCCTTTGCCTGACGAAGAGGGGTTTGCTGTGCCAGAATGCCTTCATCGTGTCAATAGTTCGGACGTAATAGCAGCCGTTCGCACGTTGTTATAGTTATGCGGTACAATGAGGCATGGCTACTGGACTATATTACGCGGAAGAATCCCGCGTTAGGCTCGGGGAATCGCTTTCGACAGCCGCAGCGCAGCAGTCGATGTTGTATTCAGCGCACGCTCGCCGCGTAGCCAACCGCATTGCAAAAAAGACCTACTGCCTCTATCTGACCTCGACCGTCGACATCATCAACGGCCAAGCCTTCTACCCGATCCCGCATCGCCCGTTCCGCCTTGACACCGTTTGTGTCAACGACGGCAATGGCAACATCTTCCCGGTTTCCGGCTTGACCTACGCGCAGGCTGACAGTATGTACTACAACTGGCGCAGTCAGACGGTAGCCCCGCTCAATCAGGCAGGCAACCTGCCGGTCTATCAAGGTGTCCCGGTCAACTACATTGACGACGGAGCCAAGACACTGATCCTGCTACCCGTACCTAACTACAATGCGCAGGCGGGCTTGCTCGTCACCGGCTACTTTGGTGTCGACAAATGGTGGGACATGTCCGACGAATGCCCGCTGCCGCAGGACGAGCAGTACGGCGAGGTGCTTGTCTACGGTATCTGTGCCGAGCGAGCGCTTGAGCTAAAGAAGATCGACTCGTCCTATGCGTCCGTGCAGGCCGACTACGAGTCAAAATACAAGCGTGGGATACTTGACCTCTACAAGCAAGCGCTCGGGGCGAATGAGGCGAGGCGCAGCGCTATTCCGACGCTCGGGAAGAGGCTCGGATACTGTGACGGTGTGGCCGTATGGGGAGGCACTGAGTAATGGGGCAAACCGGCCAGGACATATTCAACCAAGTAGCCACCTTTCTCAGCTTAACCGCGAAGTCTCTGCCTGTTGCCGCGCAGATGTCCGATGGCACAGGAGAGAGCACCACCCCGGTCATTGATGGAACGACACAGGTGTGTCTATGGATCACGGAAGGCATGGAGCGCCTTGCTCGGTTGTGTGTGCCGATTACCGACACTGCGATCTCCACAGCCACGACTGCGGGGCCAAACGGCATTGTCGGCCCGTTCACGAATATCCAGAGTACATCGTCGAGAACGCTATACGTCCCGACGTTCGTCAGTATAGGGTCCAATCTGCTGGCGCAGACTAACCTTGGCTTCCTAAATAATATGATCTGGTTTCCTCCTACGCCAGACGGAGACCCGATAGCTTGGACTGACACCACGACTTATATCGACCTGTCATACTTTACTACTCAGCCGACGTTCAATATCCAGGGCTATTTCTTGCCAATACCCGTTAACTCTTTGACTGATCCGATTGACCCGTTTTTTGACGATAACGTAAGACTGGCCACTGCGTACTACGTAGCATGGAGAGTGTGTGCGAAAAATCGAGATAACGCAGTCTTGCAAGCTCGGGAAATGCCATGCTTAATAGAGTTTGCAAAGTTAGTTAAAGAGACCTATGACCGGTTAGTTTTAACTGATAGCACCCTGTCTCCAATTTGGCCCCCTGTTGAAATGGATTCAATCATTCAGTTAACTAAACAATCGGTTCCGAGGACCTGACCCGTCTCAGAGGAGGTGTATTAACTGCTTCTTCCACAGTCCATCCGAGCTTAAATATACGATTCCACATCATACCAGCAGGGAGATTAGTATCAGCTTCTAGTGTTACCAATGGGACTCGCTTGCCTTTATATGATACAATAACCGTAGACCTCTTATTTGCATCTTGTTCAACACGCGTTGCCCATTTAACATTACCGGAAGCATAGTTGCCGTCATTGTCGATACGCTCTATACTGTGGCGCTTTGTTGGCCTAACTCCGACCTCGGCAAAAAAGTCGGCAAACGATGTAAACTCGCACTTAATACCGCGCCCCCCATAATACTTAAATGCAGGTGTCTTAGGATCGCGACATCGCTGTTTTAAGGATTGAAATACATTGTATTCTGCTGGGTGTAATGTCCGAAGCGGAGAAATCCTAGCTTTATTAAACTCAAGGAGCACGCAACCGCAAGACTGGCTATGTCCGCGCCTTAGATTTTTGCCACAAACGGATTTTTCTTTACCGCAGCTGCATCGGCACAGCCAATACTTTTGATTGCCACGTTTCTCGTCAAAAGCAATAACTGTCCATCGTGAAAACTGAAGACCTAACATGTCTGTTGTGTTGACTGTATGTAATTGCTTCGCAAGACAACCGCATGACTTTGTGCTGCCGTTTCTTAAATACGGCAACGCTGCCACAACAGTAGAACCACACGAGCAGTTGCAAATCCACCATGATTTAGCACGTTCGTTATGGGAATATTTTATAGCTGTAAGGTTACCGTAGGTTCGGCCGGTAATATCTATTTTATTTCTCATGAATAAAGTATACCATAAAAATCAAACCCATTTACTCAGCTATGCAACTTATGAAGCAGTCAGTGCCGAGGACGTAGCATGATCCAGAAGCGCATAGTTTTAGTTCAGGGAAGTCCTAGCCCATTTGTTGTCCCGAGTGACTTTGGATCGTTGGTTTCCATCGAGTGCCTCGGAAGCGGCGGCACTGCCGGTACCGGCTCTGGCGCATACCTTGGCGGTGGGTCGGGCGGCGGGGCATACGCTAAGATTACCACTCTGTCAGCGATTGCGGCAGGGAATACTTACGCATTTAACATAGCCCCTGCGACTGATACGTGGTTTGATACTGTAGGGACTGTATTGGCTAAGTGCGGAAGCAGCACAAGTAGCATCGCGGGGGCGACCGGAGGTCAGGCGTCGTCTTCGATTGGCACTACCAAGTTCAGCGGCGGCAACGGCGGCAATGGCTTTGCTGGCGGGTCATTGTCTGCGGGAGGTGGCGGCGGTGGCGCGGCTGGTCCGAACGGCGCAGGCGTAAATGGCACCAATGCGTCATCTGGTGTCGGCGGCACCGGGGGCGCAGGAGACAACGGTTTCGGCGGGGCAGGCGGGGCAGGCGGTGTCACTTTTGGCCCTTCGTTCCCGCCAGTGACCGGAGTGTCAGGCAGTCATGGTACGGAGTACAGTTCGACACTAGGCTGTGGCGGCGGCGGCGGCGGTGCAGTTGGCGGGCTTGGCAGCGGTTCCTATGGCGGATCAGGCGGCTACTACGGGGCAGGTGCGGGCTATGGGTATCCTGGCGATCAAGGATTACCCGGTTTCATCATATTCACGTATAACAGTGCACTGACACCAATCATGTGCAGAAAGTGCGTACGACTTGCCGAGCCAAATGACACGACTATAGAGCAGAGCTATCCGTCACCGTACTTCTTACAAGTCACCGTGAACATGCCGCTCAGTCTCGTGCAGCAGTACGCGGCGTTAATTCCTACCACCGGCCCTGACACACTGGTTATCAACTACTTCGACAGCCTTGGTCAGCCGCAACAATTAACGCGCAGTCTTACCCTCTGGATGTCGGAGAACGGGTACTGCTTCATCGGAAGCGATAGCGCTTCTCAGTTCCTGATTGCCTCGGTTAACCCGACGTTCTGGCAAGCTAATGCGGCGACGATTAATGCCCGCAATAGCGGTGCAAACGCGACAGCGCTCTTGCCATGCTGCAACGTAGATCGCTACGGTGCTAACACCTTGCTCGATGGTCAGGCGATCCCGCCGCTATTCGTGTACGATGGGGTCGTTATTCCTACTCCTAACTAATGTCAAACCAGAATGACAATCCGTATCGACCTAGCGGGGCCACGTCAATGGACGAGGCCCGCCCCCTTGTCGGGATCGACCTTTATTCAGACCCTCAGAGCATGTCTGGAGAGATGCTGCTCGACGCACAGAACTTCGTCAACCTCGACGGCAGGCTGTTCGTGCGTCCGGGTCTCATGGGGTTGTTCGGCGGAAATCCGCCATCGTCAAGCTCGTCGATGTCGGGCGCTAGTTCGTCATCGTCTAATGGCTGGTACGACGTAGGCAATACCCTCTACTCGGTCCCGAGCGGCGGGCCGTCGTACGGCCTCGATTACCTCGAAGACGGCAACGGAAACGCGTGGATTATCTTCGTCAACGGCGGGAAAATCTACAAGACTCAAGAGGGTTCAGGTGGGTACACCGAACTCCTCGACACGAGCCGACAGTCGTACAACTTCAACGGGCCGCTCACCGATAGCTCGAAGTTCGGCAACTTCCTCTACCTTGCGGACGGCGCTCATCCGACAACGCGTATCACGCTAAACGGAGGGTTCCCTGCGTATGAAATGTATGCGCCAGGAGCAGTACCCCCAGATAACAATCCGAAGGTATCTCCGCTCGTCACCCTGACCAACACCCCGCTCTGGGCGGCCAACAACGCGGCCAACTGGAGTTTTGACGGTCAGGCGACTCCGTACTCTAACATTGCCCCCAACGCGGGGCAGGACTTATCCGGCAACACCCAGGTCATCAACGGAAGCAACCTGCGCGGTAACGGGTGGGTCGTCACTGGAGAGGAAGGCCCGCGCAGAGGCGGATACCCCGACGAGGTAAATGTCATCGGGGCCGGGGTGAACATCTGCGTTGCCGGCACTCCTCCTGGCGGGGCGTCTACGGGTCAGGGCGGCTTGATTAATGTCCAGGCGCTATCCGGGAATAGCTCGCTCTACCCGTCAAGGTTTCACATACTACTGTACTGCGTCAAGAATGACTTTGGCAGCAATCCGAACTCGTACAGTGCCAACTGCTTCATCACGCCCTACGACGCGGGAGGGAACCGGCTAGGGGCCGCATTCGCGATTGCGATCAACCCACCGGGCAACACAGGGCTTGTCATAGACACCGTGGCTGACTTTAGCGGGTTTGGCCCATCGGTGGCTGGCATCACCGTGCAGATCGTAGCCAACAATACCAACAGTGTTGGCAACCTGTACGTAGGGCCGATTTCCATCACTCCGGTCAGCGTTCAGACCACGTTTGTGACCGGCACTAGCGCGGTGAACATTTACCCGAGCTTGAGCGGAAGCCAGATCATCGCGAGCAGTTCGTCTTCGGTCGCAGGGTCTAGCTCATCATCGATGTCGGGCACGGGGGTTACAATATCCAATCCGCCGTCCGATCTTGGCACCACGCTAGATTATCAGGGCACCAGCCTGATATTCACGTTCCCGATTGGCAGTTCTTCGTCGTCTATGTCCGGGGCGTCAAGCAGTAGTTCCGGCACGCCAGAGGGAGGATCAGACCTCTCACGTGTCAACCAATTGGTGATAACACTCGGGCCAACTGGCGTTGTGAACTCATGGGCTAACCTGTCGTTCTCGCTATCGCTCAGGCAGGCGACAGGCGGCAGCGGGTCGCGGTACATCCTGGCTGACAACGGCGTCTCCGTCTCGTCCGATGGAACCGCATTGGTTTGCGACATCTCAACACTACCCACGAGCGACCTCACGAACATCATCGGCTTCAAGCTCACGTTTCTGTCGAATGTTGTCTGGAACTCGCCGTTCTACGCGCTCCAGCTTGGCCCGGTAATCACCCCTGGCAACCTGTCTGAAAACGATGCGGGCTACGTGTACTACACAACCGAGACTGCGGTGATCGACAGCCAGAACCGTGTCGAGTCGAACCCGTCGCTGCCTTCCGAGACGTTGAACCCATCATTTAGCGCGGCGGAAGTTCTGCTGACGATTCCGACAGGAAGCCCGTGGAATGCGCCGACGAACCAGTACAACATCTACCGGCTAGGCGGCGTCGACACGTACCCGATACTGGTGGCATCGGTCAGCAAGACGGTGAGTGTAGCCTACGGCGCGGACCCGACAAACCCATATTACTCGTGGAATGCGATCACAGGGCAATTCCTCGACAACACGCCCGATCTCTTCCTGTCGACCGCGCCCTTGCTCTCGTTCTCGAAAGACCCGATGCCGCCCAACGCGCAGGCGATCGAGGTGTGGCAGGGACGGCTGTGGGTCGCTGTCGGCAACCGTATCTATGCGTCGTGGCTCGCCAATAGCGACAACAGCGCCCCGCTGATGACGACGTACATCCAGAACACGGATGACCCGAACATCGAGATCGAGGGGGCCAACTTCCCGATTGACCCCGACTCGTCTAACCCGGTCGTACGACTTGTCAAGATCGGAACGCCAATCGCATCGGGCAATCAGTTCGGAGGCGTACTGATAGCGTTCAACAAGCGCAGTGTCTACTTTGTGCAGGGTGAGCAGGCGACCGACTTCACTTGCAAGCCCTATCCGTATGCGGCCGGTATTGGGCTTGTGGCGTTTCGCGGGGTGGCCGTAGTATCGGCCAGTCAAGCGTACTTCATGGGGCCGGATCGTATACACGTCTGCCCGCCACAGGGCTATGAGTACTACACGACCGGCGTCGAGGCCGACAACCCGCAGCAGGACATCGGACTGCTTATCAAGCCAGCGCTCTATCCGTCGCCGCCGAATACGCCTCTGCAAAACTCGATCGCCTTTGCGCAATCATTCCTGATGTGGCATAGCTCGCGGCTTTACCTCGGATGCCCGAACCCCGGCGATACGAGCAACGACGTGCTCTGGATATACGACTTCCTCACTCCGGGATGGCTCAGGTGGACCGGCCCGACATCGTTCGGTAGCAGCAGTAGCTCGTCGCCTGGAAGCAGTAGCTCGTCGAGTGGTGGCGGGTTGGCCGTCTCCGGTATCCCGATGGCATTCGGCAATGCACTCAGCTTGCCGCCTATCCCCGGCACTACGGGGGCGGCGTACAACCTGTACCTATTCGGATTAAACGGGCAAGTCTACCAAAATATTGGGGCAGTGGACATCGCGACACCGCTATCTGCTGCCACTAATATCCCTTGGTTGGCACTTATTCACGCCATGCGACCCGGTTTCTTTGTCAGATATCGCAAACGTCCGCTATACTATATGAGAGCGCGGTTGGAATGGTACTTGATTGACCTCGTATTTACGGGCACGGTGACCATGGTCGCGCAAGCTTATACGGCGGGCATTCAGTCGCCGGTTCCGATCGCAGGGGCAGTCAACACGCAGTACTACCAGCTAGCAAGCCTCGGTAGGCCATTCACGGTGTACGTACCACCGGGACTGATCGAAGGCGACATGGTAACGATACAGATTTCGGGGCAGGCTAACGCGCCAGCATACCTTCGTGGCGTGAGAGGCATGATCTCTCAGACCAATTACGAGCATACCTGATCTATAAACAAAGGCGGTGATATTCAATGGGAATGGGTGAACACGGCGGCAATCCAACATTCGGCGGCTTGCCAACACCGTATTATCAGCAGATTACGGCGGCTTGGCAGCAGATCAATTTCCCGAGCGTTGCGCCGAAGACAGGCCGCAATCCGGTACAGGGCAGCGCCAACGGGCGGCGTCGGTTTATCTACGTCACACAGCCGATCTTCCTGTCGGGCAGTCCGACAGGGGCAGACGCTTTCCCGATCGACGTAGGCATCTACTGGGAATGTACCACCAGGGCACCGATGTACTTCGCGGCGGCGACCGCGCCGTTCAATGTGGCTACGCAGTCAAGTTCGTCGTCAGTCAACACGGTCTATTCGTCAAGCTCATCGTCGAACGGCATAATTACCACGTTCGGGTTCCTGTTCGCTTGCGAAGAAGGGACGTAATCTCATGGGATTGTTTGGCGGATTATTCGGTGGATCGCCCACCTTAAATACCGGGTCGACGCAGCCTTATACCTCGGCGCTTAACAGTATTGCCAACAACTTCGGAAGTCAGGGTAAGGCCGCGCAGGATCAGTACGGTCAGTTCAACACGAACGACACGAACGCCCTGAACGCCCTGTCGAGCTACTACACGACCAACCCGGCAACTCAGCAGTACAACGCGGAGCAGACCGCCAATGCGTCCGAAGCGGCTCGTGTTGGTGCGGAACGGGCCAAGGCCGGTCTCAGTATGGACCTTGCCAATCGCGGGATCGACCCGAACAGCAGTGCAGGTGTCGGGGGGCTGACGGCTATCGCCAATCAGCAGGCGTCGACGAACGCGAACATCCAGGCGCAGCAGGCGCAGGAGAATGAGCGTCAGCACGCCCAGAACCTTGCCGACAACGCGAACTTGTGGAACGGTGCGGCGAGCACTGCGTTCGGACGCACGAACACCCTGCAAAATCAGCAGGCTGGACTGGAGCAGCAAGGCTTCTCCAACGCAGATCAGCTTGCCATGCAGCAGTACCAGCAGAAGTTGCAGCAGCAGCAGGCCGAAGAGGGGCTGGCAAGCGGTTTGTTCAACACAGCGGCGAACATCTTCGCGCCAGGATCAGGGGCAATCCCCGCGCCACGGGCTGCAACGTCCGCATTCCAAACTCCCGCGCCTGCGCCTACTGTTTCGTCCGTCGCAAACGGCGACCCATGGTCGGCCTACATGAAGCAATACGGTATAGTCTAATATGTCAGCATCAGCGTTTTACAACCCAACTGGCACTCCGGGACCGTGGATCGACCCGATGCCGATCTCGGCAGCTAATATGCCGCCAGGGCCGGTAGCGACCTCGCCTACTCCCGCCGCCACGCCTATGCCGCAAGGCCCGGTGAATGTAAACACGCCGCTGCATGCCGCCGTACGCGCTAATCCCTCGATCACGCCTGCGCAGATTGTCGATCTTCACAGTCAGCTTGTGCCCAAGGGCGCTCCCCTACTGTCCGCGCAAGGCGCGGCTATCGTCAAGCAGCAGGCGCTTAGTCCATCAGCCGGGGCGAACATCGCGGCCTCGGCTCCGATGAGCACAGTTCAGGGACCGTTTAACGCTGGAGGTCCAGCGCCAAACGCCCTCGGGCCGAACATGGCAGCGGCGAACGCCAACAGGCTCGGGACTACTCAGACGGCCATTGATGGACCAGCGCCCACGCCTCAACCCGCAGGACCGATGCCCATGACGCCGCCTGCACCGGCAACTGCACCAGCAGCAGCGATTGCGCCTGTCACGGCAGGAAGTACCCCCGAGGCCGGGAGTTTTACGCAGGCGCAGCCGGTCTCGCCCGCTGCGATCGCGAACGCGAAGCCGCCGTCGACCGCACCGGGAGCGCAGCCAAGCCATCCGTCATGGCTACAGAGCCTCGGTAACACGCTCGTTAAGGCCGCACCGCTGATCGCAGGGGCCGTCATAGGCGGCAGCAATCCCGGAGCGGGCGCAGCAGCACTTAACGGCTGGCAACAAGGCACACAGCAGGCTCAGCAGCGTCAGGCGCAGCAGCAGGCCGTGGCCCGCGACACCGCGCAGCAGACGCTTGAGAACCAGCGGCAGGCCGCACACGACACTGCCGCGACTACGCAGCAGGAGCTTGAGAACCAGCAGAAAGCCGACGAAGATCGTACTGCGTTCTATGACTCGCTCAAGGGGCTTAGTTCGGCGTCTCAGGAGGAGCGCGTTAAGGCGCTCACTCCCGAAGAGGCAAAGCGCATTGGTGTCGACCCGGCGACGTTCTACGACAAAGACGGCAAGTTCGTGCCGCAGACCGCGCAGGACACCGCCAAGGGACTTCACGCCATCTTTAGCACGTTCAAGACCGTCAAGGACGCCTACGACTACGGGCTTGCAAGCGGACTGACCGCCGACACGAACCCGGATATGGCCGTGCTCGCCTCAAAGCTCGGAAGCGCCGATGCCGACCCGAACGAAATCAACCCGTTCTGGAATAAGCAGCAGACCGGCAACAATGCCGCCAACAACGACATCAAGGCCGATACAGCAGAGATTGCCGCTAGACGTGCGTTTTCTCAGTTTGCCGATCAGCAGAGTATCCTCGACAAGTACAAGGATGACCCGGAAGGCTTCAAGGCCGAATACCACTTCGACAAGCCGGATCAACCTCTCAAGAAGGAAAGCGACGTACTGCACGAGCAGGGGCTAACCGAGACAGCGCGGCACCACGGCGTTAATGAGCAGCAGGGCAATCGCAGGCTTACGCTAGGTGAAGCCGCGTTAAAGGTCAAGGCCAGTCACGACAAAGCAATGGAGCTTATCGGGCAGTCAAACGCTCGGTCCCATGCGATTAGTGCCAACGCAGGACAGGCCCGTGCTGACAACCAGAAGATTTACGAAGCGTGGAAGATGAACGGCGGGGCAACGGCAGATCAGAAGTCGAAGTCGATGTACAATAGCCCATGGGGCACTGTCTTTGACAAGGCGCAGAACGCCCTCGACGCGGCAAACAATAAGCTTCAAGCTTGGAAGGATCAGCAGGCGCTCCTGAAGTTGCCAACGACTAATCCGCCAGCGGCTCTTGTTGATCCAGTCGTGAGACTCAACGCGCAAGTACAGCGCATGAATACCACCAAGCCCCCGAGCGTGCGATCCCAAGCGTATGCCGGAAAACAAGTCTACAAACCGAGCGACATGAAGACGATCGGCGGCGTCACTCAGTCAATAGCCGCGTGGCGTCAGTACTATAGGGATAATCGACCAGGGCAAAAGCTACCTTTCTAAAACATGCCAGCAACAATGCCATCCCCGGACGAAGTAGCAGCAGCGTTTGCTTCGTCCGGTTATTCTCCAGCCCCGACAACACCTGCGCCTGCACCTGTTGACAACCCCTCAACGCCTACCCCAAAGATGCCTTCGCCCGACGAGGTTGCAGCCGCGTTCTCGTCTTCGGGAATGAAGCCTGCGCCGACGCCGACAGGGCTTGGCGGTTCCATCGCACAGGCCGCAGAGTCGTTTCAGCCTAAGCGCACGGACTATAGCGGGTATTGCGAGCGACTGACTGCGGACACCGTGCAGCATGCCACCGGCTCCGATGTTATCCACGGCGTCAATCTCAGGCAGAACGCGATAGACACGCTACGTCAGGCACAGCGCAACGGCGTTGGCTTCAAGTACACTCCTGGCACTCCGCTACTACCGGGAGACATCGCTTTGTCCAGCCGTATGGGCGGGGGCTTTGGTCACTCTATGGTTGTCGGCGCTGACGGCACTGTGCGTAGCGACTTAGCTCCCGGCGTCGGGCAGAACAAGATCGATTGGATAATCAGGCCAAGCGCATCGCCAAGCGATATGCCGTCGCCCGACGAAGTAGCCAAAGCATTTAAGGCCGGTGGTGCTCCTCCCGCCTCTCCAAAGTTACGCCCAGCACCAGTCCCGAGCGCTCATCCCGGCGATGTACCTAACAGCCTGCTAGGTGCTGACACAGCAGCTCTCGGCGGCTATGACCCGGCCAACCGGTCCTACGATCCACAGAGCGACATCACGACAGTCAAGTTCAAGAGCGGGGCTATTGGGCAGTACGGTGGGCACGGTATGCAGCGCGTGTCGCTGTCGATACCGCAAGGCACTCCTCCGTCGTCACCTATCTACCAGTACGTGCGACCCCGCGCGGCCCTGATTACTCCGCAAAGCAACACCGGGTCAAGTCTTGGCAAAGAATTGCCCATGTCGCCACTGGCAAAGGCGAAGACCGCCATCGAGCGCGGCAACCTGGCGATGCAACCTGCCGTTAACGCTGTGGGAGACTTGACGCAAAACATCGTATCCGGGGTAGCAAACGCATCGCTTCAGCCTTATTCGATCGCCGAGCACGCGGCTGCACAGGGTATCTACAACGCGAAAGCGGCGGCGTCTAAAAACCCTGCGGAAAAACAGGCGCTTCTTGCCAAGGCGAAGCAGCACGCCGACGCTGCCGAGCAGGCGCGTCAGGCCATGGCTCAGGGCGCGGCTAACCTTTTACCTGCCGGTAACCTTACGCTGCATTCGATGCAGGGCACTGCAACGCCTCAAGACTATGGCGGGGCGCTCCTAGACTTAGGGCTTATTGCGGCTGGTGGGGCGCACGGACTAAAGATCGGAGAGCCTGTCCCGGAACCACTGCCGCCCGATGTTGCCGAGGCTCTAAGCAACTCACGAGCGGTTCAGCAGGCAGGGCACACTCAGGTGCGCCCGAGCACGACTGAAGCGACCGCCCCGCGATACACGCCCAAAGCCATCACGAACGGCAAACCTGTCGTCCGCGTATCCGCGCCGAGGCCGTTCGTCGCGCCGTCAATCGACGCGATCAAGAGCGAGATCAATGGCGCGGGCGCACCGGACATCATGTCGCTCATCGATCAGCACGAGGCCGCGCCTGCCGAGCCTGCTACAGCCGCACCTGCTGAACCTGACGACATTATGTCGCTCATGGATCGACAACTTCGACCAGCAGGCCCGACACTGCGCGACCACCCGGAATTGCCACACGACTTGTCTGACCATGTTCCGTCGCCTGCGGCTCAGGCGATAGGTTCAGGGGCGCTTCCTGCCGAGCCTGCCGCCCCCGTTGCCGAACCTGCTCCGAAGCCGATTGCCCCGCCGCTGACCGAATGGAAGCCGATCGGCAACGATACCTACTCCGCGCCGGGAGGCTTCCACGTGTCTCCGCAGGAAGGTGGAGGCTACGAGGCATTCGGGCCGCAAGGCAAGATCGGCGGCGATTTCAAGTCTCCTGGCGAGGCTATCGCGGGCGCTGCCGAGCCAGTGCCGACACCTGACGAGGCCGGTGGAGCGAAGCGAGCTAAGGCGACCTACGACGGCCCGACGAACCTTGACCGCATGCCGGAAGAGGCGCGTCAACGGGCGATCGATACAGCCAAAGAGTTCAACCTGAACAAAGGTGATGTGAAGTCGCACGCCGAGACACTTGAGGCGGCGAAGACTGGCGGGTTGACGCTGGATGATCTACGCGGTGTTGACCGAGGCAAGCGACCTCCCGGCTTCGAGCACGTTCCGACCGAAGACTACGACACTATGGTTCGCAGGTTGTCGCTGCATTACAACGGCCTCGTACGAGAGGCCGCTGACGCGCACGCCGAAGACCCGACGCCCGAGACGCTGGACGCCTACAAGAAGGCCAATCAGGACTACGCACTTGCGCTCGATCACGAGAAGGCGGTCGACACAAGCGCTGGACGCGCCCTGAACTCGCGCCTCATCAACCGCGAGAGCGCCACTGCCGATCAGGTGAGTCGCATCCTGCAAGATACACCTACGATTAAGGAGGCCGTCGAAGGCAAACCAGAACCTACCGTCGAGCCTCGCAATGCGCAGGGCGAAGGCCCGAAAGTGCCTGATGTGCCGCGTCCGAAATCGTCGCGGTTCCGTACTGTCACGGATGAGGACTACAACGCGGCGGCGAGCCGCCTCAAGTCCAGCGTGCAGGGCTTCGGTAAAGCGTTCATCAAGGAAGAGGGCGGCTACTTCGACCCCGAGGCATTCAAAGACAACTTCGAGGATTTGAAGACGTTCGGAGCGTACCACATCGAGAAGGGGCTGCGCATGGCGGCAGATGCCACCGGCAAGTGGGCTGACAAGATGCGCGAAGCCATGCCCGGTATCTCGAAGGGGCAGTTGTCGGCGCTCTACGAGGGGTCGAGAGGATTGATCGCGCAGAAGGCGCAAGAAGCCGCTGACGCGCGAGCGCAGAAGGCTGGTAAGCAGAATGTAGCCGCCACTAAAGTTGCGCTCGGGAGTCCACTCAGGCCATTGTTCACGCGTAAGAACTTCGACAAGTTCATCGCGCATATCGACCAAGGGACCGGCACCCACGATATCTTTGACAAGCTCAACCATGGGCAAGGCCACTTGCTCACGCCCGAACAGAAGGCACTCGTCAACGAGGCGTACCACCTGTACAAGAAAACTACCGGTAAGGGCGCTGGTAACGCAGCCAGCAAAAGCCTACGCAAGATTATTCAGGACTTGGCCGCATCGAAGACTAAGCCTCAAGTGGCAGGCCCGCCAACAGCCGAACAGGCTTTACGTACGGCAGTTGGCAACAAACTTGGCGACACGCCGATGTCTAAAGCTGCCGCCGCGAAACAGGCCGCAGGCGAGGGTTTCACAAAAGGTACCGTCGACTTCGATAAGCGTGTTGAAGCTTTGCAGAATGCGCCTACGAAGACTCAGTTGTTCTACGACCGCATGAGCGCGATCGCTCAAGGCAGGGACATTCTCGATCGCATGGCGCACGCCGGTGAGCCGGGAGTGAAACCCCTGACGATCGCCGAGGAGCGCTTTGCCGCCGAGCGCTTGCAGGCGCTCAAAGATGCGTCGAACCCGAAGATCGCCAACGCGACCGCCGACATGCTCACGACGATGCTGCGTGACGCACGAGCCGGAAAGCTCGGCTACTCCGACCCGATGGAGCATCTGCGCACAGAGATGCTGAGTAACGTCGACCCAAAGGACAAGGCGGCAGTCGACGAGGTTACGAACAAGCTGGCAGCGCTCAAACCCGACGATATCGTTGGTATGGCAGAGTTGTGGAACCATTACTCATCGACGCCGGTGTCCAACCTGCTCAACTACGTCATGTCCAACGCACTGTCAGGACCAGGGACCTACGGCAAGATCGGCATCGCTCACCTCTTGATGCTGACGATGGACGACCTCGCGGAAAGCATAGGGTCACACGTATCCGGTGGTACCCTGCGCCCTGGCGGCATCTCCAAGGCGATAACCACCGGCAAAGCGGCTCTCCCTGGCGCACTAACAGAAGCTGGCTTAACGCCCTCACAGATTTACCAAGCCGCGCAGCACGTCGCAGGGCAGGCTCCTAAGCCGCACGGCATCATTCACGAAGGCTCAGTCGTATCAGCCCTCCGTGGACACGATCGATCGCTTGAAGTAGGCGCTCGACTACCTACCGAGTTCACGGTAAAGGCTCCTGCGGTTATTCAGAAGTACTTCCCGGATCTTGCCGAAAAGGTCGACAACAGTCGGGCGGCTAAGGGCGTCAACGCGTTCGTACGCCAGAACCTGCGCAACCACTCCGCGATGTATCACGTGATGCAGTCGTACGCTTTACAGAAGGGACTCGTCAATGAGGCCGAACTTCAAGCCATTCAAGAGGGAGCGAAACCGGGCAGTACTGAGTTTAAGTCACGCGTTCAAGAGATTTCGAGCGCACCATCTAAGGAACAATTTCAGAAGGCTGTCGACTACGCGAAGCAGCAGACGATCATTAATGATAACTATTGGAGTGATCTTGCCAAGGCCGCTGCACAGGACGCAGAACGCCGCCATCAGCCGTTCATGAAGGTGTTTCTCAAGCTCGGCTACAGTTTGTTCAGCAAGGTACCATCGAACATCGTTGGCCGAGCAGTGGAGACCTCGCCCCTTGGGCTGTCGGGCTACTCTCGCGTGATGATCGACGGCAAGCCGCACACCGGCAACATCATCAAGAACCAGCTTACGAAACTGAGCGGCGGGACTGTTCCGCCTGAGGTGGCCGCACAGACGGCTCGCGTATTCGGCAGGGGCGTGATCGGAACGGCTCAGATGCTCGCTTCGGCGTACGCAGTCTACAAGTACCTGTACAATGCCCCCGACAAGGATAAGCACGAGTACGGCAGTATCAATGCGCCTAACGGCAGAAAGTACGAGACCGGTGGGGTTGCTCCGCTCGGCATTGACCTCAACGTCGGAGCCGCGATCGCGCAGCACATCAAAGACGGAAAATCGTTCGACCCGGCTAGCCCTGAAGGGTTGCAGTTCTGGCAGGACATGGCACACAGCGAGGCCAGAGACCTTCCGTACATCAACGCGTCGGAGACGGCTCAGAACTTACTCGACGGGAAGCCGAAAGACTTCAACACATTAGCGTCCAACACGGGCGAACTCTTTGTGCCCGCAGGCGTAGCGTTGCACCAGATAGCCGCACAGCAGTCACCGTACATGCGGCAGGCTACATCGATACCTGACCGCATGGCGCGAGGTATACCGAGCATCCCCGGAGTACCAACCAAGATCGGTAACCATGCTATCTCGGCAGCGGGCCTGCCGTTCATGAAGACACCCGGAGGCGAATTGGTTCCGCAGGGCGGCGGCATCTCTCCGATTCGCAACGAGCCGAGTACGCCGCCAAGTCCGATGGACAGCCTGATATCGCAGTACTACGGGCTACTCGACAAGGCCCGAGACCCGAGCAATTCACCTGCGGCCAAGGCCGCGTACGACCATCAGGCCCAGAAGTTACGCCGCGCAGTCCCGGCCATGGACACGATGCTCAAGGCTAACGCTTGGGATCGCTACCGGAGCAACAACCCGTAATGTCGATCACTCCGCAAAAATCGTTCTTGCCCAAGCAGCCTTCCGCGTCTGCGGGGGCTACCGGCACGTTCGACAACCCAAGCGCCTTGACCGTAAAAGATGGCCTGGTAGTTAGCGTGACTGCGGGCGCGAGCAACGACCCTTTCAGCGGTGGCGGAAGCGGCGGCTCGTCGTCCAGTGGAATTGAGGTAGCCGGGAGCGTCAATTCGTTCAGCGGGATCACACTGCTACGATTTTTGGCGGGGATCGTCACGAACCCGCAGAACGGCGAGGCAGACTTTCAGTTCCCAGCAGGTACCAACGACATTTCAGGGACTTACCCCGCGATCACTGTGGTCGCAGTGCAGGGCATCTCGTGGGCCGCTGGAACGCCGTCAGACGCCCAGATACCGCTGTACAATACCGGACTAGCTCAGTGGACGCATGTCGGCGTCTCTGGCGACTCGACGATCACGAACCTCGGGGCCATGACCAACGTCGCGATACAGGGTCAGCCAATCGCGGTGACGGCCCCGAGCAGCGGCGACGTACTTCAGTTCATCAGCGGAGCCTGGACACCTTCTTCGGTGACCGGCAGCGGAGCTTCGGTGTACCTTGGCACCGCTACAGTCGCCTCGCTGACGAACATTGCGCTCACAGGCACCCCGACAGTAGACGGAGTAGGTACCGCCGCAGGATCGGTCATTCATTGCGTTGGGCAGACCAATCCCGTCGAAAACGGCCCGTGGACTGTAGTTGGTATCGGTATGGCGTTCACGCGCCCAACCTGGTATCCAACCGGCGCTCACGTATCGTACGGTCGCTTGATCTTTGTCGACCAGGGCACCTCAATCACCGGTCAGCTTCAGACGACGTGGGAGATGACTACGGGCGGCGGGCCTATCATCGACACGAACGCGACGGCATGGACGAAGGTTACCGTGTCGCTGCAAGGCGGCGTAGTCGGCATCCTTCCCGGAAGTGGCGGGGGAACAGGGGCATCCAACACCGGAGCGTCCTCTAAAGTCTTGATCGGGCAAGGCTCCACATTTACAGAGCAAACTGTCAGTGGAGATGGTACGCTATCAAGCGCTGGTGCGCTTGTGGTTACCAAGACTAATGGCACCAGTTTCGCAGCTTCGGCGACCACTGATACCACCAACGCCTCCAATATTTCGTCCGGTACCTTAGCTACAGCGAGGCTTGCCGCGACCACTAATTATCGGTACGTGTCTTTCCAGTTCAACAACGGCGGTTCTACGCTGGCGACAGGGCTTGTGAATACCACGGTGGTACTTGACGGCCCTGCGGCCCTAGTGGCTGTGTACCTGACCAGTCCTGACTCTACCAGCGGATCGGCAACTGTCGATATACTTAGGGCCAACGCAGCCGTACCAACCTCGGGCAATTCAATAGTCGGAGGCGGCGGAACTAAACCATCTATCTCTAGTGCGACCTACGGAAAAACTACAAGTTTTACGGGCTGGACGGCCACCACATTCGTCGCGGACGATGTTATATCCTTGAACCTAACGTCAGTAACGTCGCTCAAGTACTTGACCGCCGAACTAGTATTGCAGGTGACCTAATGGCCTACGCGGTACTGCAAACAAAAACTAATACCTCGACACTATCAACAACGCTTGCCATCACCATGACTTCGACTGCCGCAGGAAGCGCGATCAAGGTGATGGCCGGTTCAACATCGTCGACTGCGGGAATCACCTGCACCGACAACAAAGGCAATACTTACACCGCGCAGAGCACTGGAGGAGCTACCAGTACATTCGGAACCTTGTTTACTTGCTACGGAGCTACATCAGGTGTCACGACGATCACCTTGACTTACCCTGACACGACAATCCATGCGGCCATGGCGCGAGAGTATAGCGGCGTATCGGCACTAGACCAGAAAGCCGCAGCAACTACTACCGGGACAAATCCGACATCGGGGAATACAAGTACTACGTCTCAGGCTAATGAGCTTGTATTCGGGGCGCTCGTCGTCAATAGAAGTCCCGGACTGACAGCCCCTACAGTTGGGGCTGGCTTTGGTAACTTTTCGGTGGTGACATCTGGTTCTGCGGCATTCGCCGTAGCGATGGAAGACAAAGCGGTCGCTGTGACAGGGACTTATGCGGCGGTGTTTGCGGATACAAACTCAACTCAGTACTTCTGCGCTGTTAATGCTGATACGTTAACATCAACGACCGTAGCCAATAACAGTGTGATTAGCTTCTAGGAGTTATAATGATAATACCGTTAGAACCAGTGCCAACGAACTTCGGAGACACTTGCACGATCGGAGCCTACAAGCAGTTGTCGTGGTCGAGGAATGTGGACGGAACTATCACAGTTCAGCTTGACGCCTTTACCGATCAAAAGTCTGCGCTTGACGGAAGCCGCTCAGTGCCGGATTGCGGAGGAAGCTTAACGCTGGACCCGACACAATTGCCACAGCTTGCGCAGGCCATAGCTGCTGTTGACTCGATCATAGCAGGTATGAGCGGGCCATGGGGCGGTGGCAAGGTGGTGTCCGATCAGTCTCAGTGAAAATGAATAACATTGCCACGAGCGTCTGTGATCGTCTGCATACACGCAGGCAAACTGTGGTTTTGATAAACCACTTTTGGCCCGATCGGATGGTAATTACCGACAAACGCCGGGAAAGCCACTAAGCAAAACACGAACGCCGTGGCAGTGATTGCTATCAAGGTTTTAAGTTTCATAGTCAAGCATACCCATGGAGGTATAGAATGCATCGCTTTAAGTTGTTTTTAGTTTTCTTCGCAGTAATGCTTTACTGCGTTACACCAGTTACGGCGCAGACATCGACGCATGGGCCTGTCCCTCCTGGCTATGCTAACCCGCTTACACCATGGGGCTACCCGCTTATCATGGGCGGGGTAGATCCGTCTGGTATTGTGCAGTATTTTCCAATCAGCGCGGGCGGCAAGATCATTGTTACAGAGCCGTATTCTCCGCTCTATAGTTATGCCTTGGCGGCAACATCTGGCACTGCCACAGTGGTTGGCTTTTTCGTCAATTACAATGGGGTTGAAACCGGCCCAAATAAGGTAGCGACTCAGTACACGTTTTCAGTTGGCACTGGTGGTTCTACATTTACAAACCTCTACAACACCGCTGCCTCCATCTCAGCTAACACGCCGCTTCCAGCAGACTTCGCCGGATTCAAGTGCGTTGTAAGCGTGGCAGCTATGTACTTCAACAACTCAGCGAATACCACCGGCACTATCGGGGTTGTCCCGGCATCTGGTCCAGGCGTGCCGATCACTAACACGACCACCACCGCGTACTTCGTGTTCGGAGACGCTAAGTAATATGAAAAACATTAAACTATTCCTTATTGCCTCGCTCATGTTTCTGTGCGTGTCTACAACAAATGCTCAAACAATCGTCTCTACCAACTTTGACGGCGGGTTATCGACACCGGCTATAGATACTCAAACACAAGGGAACGTATCTGCCGGTACGTCTTTCACGATGTCGCTCACAACCTCGACAGCCAACGAAGAGGCAGTAATAGCGATCAACGTGTCCGGGTCTACAGTGTCTTCAGTCGTCAATACAACAGGCACTGCCGGGGCTTGGTCGCTCGTCAAAGCGCAGGTTAATGGCACTGACGAAGAAATCTGGAAGTCGGATGTTGCCACGACTCAGGCGGCAGTGACCATAACCGTCAACCTTGCCGGATCGTCCACGGCAGCAGCCGTCATGAACACCTTCAAGGGTGTTTTCGCAGTCACCCCGATCGAGGCTAACACAGCAGCTAACCTGTCAGCTACGACGGCATGGACCGCATCAGTTACCACGGCTCAGGCCGGGTCACTGGTAGCGGCGTACATGGGCAGCGCCACCTCCAACACAATGACAGCGGGCAGCGGTTATACCGCTGTCACCTCTTCTGCTCCGTCAGCTACGGCGACGGAGTTTGGTGAGGTCAAGAACGCGGTGGTGGCGACCGGGGCGGCGACGGCGGCAGCGGCGACCATGAGCGGCAATAGCACGGGTGTTGAGATAGCGATCTCACTCAAGGCTTACTCCCCGGCTAACTTTGTACAACCAAACAATTTTGCGGTATCCTCGGCTCATTCACAGTCAGGCTCTAACTCTCTAAGCTGTAACTCGGCGTCAGGCTCAGACTTGATGGTGTCGACTTCGGACAGCAATACAACGGCGTCGGACTACTCTTCGTGGAATGTGTTTTTCACAAGTGTTGGTGCTGGCGTTGCGGTTGGGGCTACGGTGCGGTGCAACTCGTCGGCGTCGAACGCGAACGGGTACATGTTCCTCATCACGACGAACACGGGCGTGTCTATCTCCAAACGCGTTACCAGTGCCAACACGCAGATTTCCGTCAACGTCGGCAGCGGCTCGACATTCTCAACCAACACGTGGTACACGATGACGTGTCTCGCTACGGGCAACCATATTGTGGGGCGCGTGCAGCGGGTATCGGACGGATTCTGGCTCAACTCGGCGGGTACCTTTGCCGCGCCGTATGCGGAATGCTCGTCCGTTATAGATTACACCTGGCAACCAGCTAGCGGGTACTTCTCGGGGCTACGCAATAGCTCGGCGGCTAACAGCGTATACTTCGACGATCAAAACTACTCACAGACAAACATCTTAGTATCGTCGCCGGTGCAGTATCAAACGCTTCAGCGATCGGCAGGAGGCACAGCTTCAATTGCGATTACCGGCACCTACTTCGGCAGCCCCACCTCCATTGTCGCCTCGTGGAATGGCAATCCGCAGGCAACTATCGTCGCTAGTCCATCGGCCGGATCGTACACCGGCACCTTGACTGCGCAGCCATACGGGCAGGGTAACCTGACGATCACATCGTCAAGCGATGCGTCGAGCTACTGCGAAGTCCCAATACTCTCGATAGGCGACGTGTGGATCATAGCAGGGCAAAGTAATGGGTCGGGGCGGTGCGCCACCTCGCAGACGCCCCTGCAAGGGCTTTTGCCCACCATGTTTGGGAATGATTATCTGTGGAAGCTGTGCACAGATAACACGGACAGTTCAACCAATCAGGTTGACACCGTATCTTCTGACCCGCAAGCGGCAGGGTCCGTATGGCCCATTGTCGCGTCTTCGCTGGCAGCAGATACCGGCGTCCCGCAGGCCATTATTCAGACATGTCTCGGGGGTACACTGATCTCACAGTGGCAACCGGGCGGTTCTGGCAACTGGGACCGTACCACCCTGTTTGGCAGTATGGCATACCGAGCCTCAAGTCAGACCGCCTCGCCGGTCACTGGCACGTGTAAGGCCGTACTGTGGTGGCAAGGGGAGAGCGACCAGCAAGCAGGCACATCACAGGCCACTTACACTGCGTCTATGGCGTCTCTGGCAAGCGCCATTAAGACGGACCTCGGGGTAAACTTAGTACCGTGCAAGCTTACCACGGCGGGCCTGTCTTGGGCCTCTGCCGCCAACCAGCAGCACATACAGGACGCGATCGGAGCCGAGTGGGCCAGCGATACAAATGTTACAACAGGCCCGGACCTATCAGGGATCAATACCAACGATGAGGACTCAGGCTTCGGCGGAAGCCCTGCTCATGTCCACATCATCTACCAGCCACACGAGTCACAAGCGGCTCTACTGTGGGTAAGGGCTATTGAGGCCGCGTTCTACCCGGTATCTAGCGGGTCGCAACGGATGCATTACTAGTGAGTGTTTGCCTGCTACGTCAATTGTGATATAATGAACGAAAGGTGCGTGACCACAGCTATGTACGGCACCGCGACACAACCTGTCAGGACGGTTCATTTGCACCCTGCCGCTAAATCGATCTTCGCTGTCACCAGCCTATCTGCCTTGATCGACATGCTCCACCAGGCCCCAAGCGCAGTGCATGTGCTGGCGTTCCTGATTGCTACCTCGATCATCATAGACGGCCTGCTCGGGATCGTTGTGGCAGGGCTAAGAAGCAAGATCAAGTCCAAGCACATGCGCGACCTTGCCGTAGCCAAGGTCACCGGCTACGCCTACATCCTTGCGTTCGCGACGGTCATCACGATCGTCGCGAACTCGTGGTACGTGCTCGAAGCCTTCGAAGCTATGATCGTTCTCAATGAGCTTGGGTCGTACATCGAGAACTTAAACCACTTGACCAAGTTCGGTGTCAACTTTGGAGAGAAGATCAATAACGCAATCCGTGCCGCTGGCGGATTGTTCGACGTACCGGAAACCACCAAGCGCGTCGAGATGTCAGCGATCTTCGACAGCGACGATAGCAGTCCGACCGTGACCGCCGTCGCCATGGAGCAGACTACCACGCACCCTACCCCAAACGCTACGACCGAGCAAGGGCGTAAGGGCGGTTCTACTAGGGAGCGCAATATTCCGGTTAATTCCGGGCCTCAGTAAAGGAAACTATCATGAACATCGTAAGCATTTTCAAGTCAGTGCTACAGCCCGTCGTCGACGCCGCTGTAACCGTCGAAAAGCCGCAGGCCGAAGCTCTCGCGGCCACTGTTGGCGCTAAGGTCGAAGCCGCCATTGAGACAGCAGTCACAAAGCATGTCGACGCTCCAACCGCCGCGCTAATCATGGCTGAGGTCGACGCTCAGTTGAACACGATCGAAGCGGAAGTCAACACCGACATCGAGAACTTCCGCGTCAAGCTGTAGGAGGGCATATGCCCATAGTGAACTCGGACAACATCGTATCGCTCATCACAGCCGTAACTGCACTGGTAACGGCTGTCGGCGCGATCATCAACGGGTATCGGAACCATCAGGAGACGAAGGCTAACATTGCCCGCATCGACGCCCATAACGACACCGTAGGGGCGACGGCGATTTCAGCCCTCGCTGACTCTGTACCGATCTCTGCGATACCGGCGCTGGCGGCTACTACAAGGGAGACTCAGTAATGCCGAAAGGATTTGACGCCTACGCGTCGATGAAGCACGGAATGGCTGAGAAGTTCGCAGCGGACGGATACCAGTTCAGCGCTGGCTATCTCTTTGTGTCAAGTGGCTTCAAGGTGCTTCGTGATCGTTCGGAGTGCGAAGCTGTAACTGATGCTGGCATGTCCAATGTACTGATCTTCGAGAACGGCAGACCGATCAACGACGCCTACTTTAACGCTGCCAAGGGCGAATACGATCACGTACATGCTATCCCGCTCGCAATAGCCACTGGCGCGGTACGAAACGGCACAGTTGGCCTCTACTACGCCGTCGATGGCGATGCAAGCTCAGACCCAAACGGGCCGGTCGCCAACTACTTCCGGCATGTGCATGGTCCAACCCGTGACGCAGGTTTCCTGACGGGGGTTTACGGCTCAGGCGCGGTATGCAAAATGCTCGTCGAACTCGGCCTCGTGACTAAGACTTGGCTTTCACAGTCTACAGGCTTCCCCGGATACCACGACTGGCTAGCGAAGGCCGATATCGTACAAGGCCATTCGGCCAACGTGCACGGGATCGACATAGACTACGATATTAGCGATGGACACGCTGGCGGGTTCAAGGTATAATGAACCAAATCAAGGCACGTGCTTAATTGTCCACGACCTTTTAAAACGGCTGGCAGAAACGCGCGATGCGGAGGACGATTAAAAACCGGCACCGTCTGAGCTTAATAAAGAGCGGTTCTAGCCAACCTCGGATGCCTGCATAGTCCACCGATCAAAGGGCTTGCTAGAACGCCCCTCCCCGCTTATGCAGGGAGGGGCGTTGCTATATCAAGCGACCAGTTTCATCACGCTTGGCGTTTATGTCTGGAATGAAGCATCACCTCCTGCATCATCTGAAATATCCGCTGCAAACTCGGGGTGCTGAGTAATCATGTGCCTGCCTAAGTCGGTAAAAGTTCGATTACAGCACGGGCACACGCCATTTGCTATACGGTTCCTGATTTTTGTCACTTGCCCCCTAAGAGCAGACCGACTTCGCTCCACCACCATGCACCTATCTCGTTCACGTCGGGCTTGCGTTTCAGCTATCTCCAAGTTTTTTGCAGCGCGGGCTAACTCTTGCTTGAGGCGATCAGTCTCCGTAACACGGTAAACTCGTGGATGACCATTCGGGCAGTAAAAGTTTCCGCCCGACTCTCTGCGTTGTTCATCGAACCTCTCAGGTACGCCAAAGTTGACGCCGCACTCTCCGCATTCGATGACCACAAGACTGAATTCGCGCGTTATCGCAACCTTCATGACTTATTCATCCTCGCTTCCAAGTCGATCATCCTTACTCTTGGGGCACGATCATTGCCAAACATTTTCCCTGTAAACCTGCCCATGTTGACGAGTTGCCTTACGCGCTCCCGGCTAATACCAAGCACTTCAGCGGCCTGTGTCTGCGTCACCCATTCGATGCCGTCATCGTCAGTGTGACTTCGGTCTTGGCTATTGACCGGCTCAGGCGGTAAAGCTGCAAGTTCCGCCGCGATTTCTTCGGGTGTTTTTGGTAACGGCCTCATGTTGCCTGTGGACCGATGGTAATTGTAGCAATTTTTGCAAAGCCGCCTTGCGTATACCGAGCCATGCCCGCAATGGCTGCACATTTCGCCTAGCAGACGTCTCTGCGTGATACCGTGACATTGTGGGTCATACGTGGTAAACCACTCTTGTACGTCCCGCAAAAGAAATTGCAATCGCCCTGTATCCCAAAAACCACTCCTACTAGACCGCTTACGGGTAACCGGCACGCGTCCTTGGCGTGCCGCTTGCATTAAGACCGCGACCGGCACGCCGACCGCAGCAGCAGCCTCCTCTGTCGACATAACACCACCAAGTTCTGCTTCCATCTACTTCTTCTCCTTTTGCTCTACTAACACGTCCGGGTGGACTTCGAAGTATCCGTTTTGACCCTGAGCCTCGCGGATGTAGCCTACCTGAATAAGCGCTGTCATGACCTTTAGTTGCTCATCAGGCGCGACGTTGGGCATCTGCTCCCATATCTGCGGAGCGGTGATTACGGATTGGCCGAGACCGGCGATTACGTTGAGCGCCCGCTTGACGCCGGGATCGCGCTCCTGAATGCTCCCTGCCTGCAAGGCCGCGAGCATCTGCGGTATGGCGTACTCAGCGATTGCGACGGCCTCGCGCATGGTATCTGCGGAGATGGGGGTACTTGCCGCCGTCTCCTCAAAGTAAGCGGTCCCGCCCATCCCGTACACGCTGTCTGTCGCATGTTTGACGAGGTGGAGTACCCCCGCGATCCTGGCTGCCCTGCCAGCGTGCTTCGCGGCCCACTCGTCGAACGGGGCGAGGTCGGTTCGGCGGCGGGCGTTCATATTCTTGTAGAACTCCTTCCATACTTCAAGGCCGGGACCGTCGAGGTTGATTTCGTAGCACTTCTCAGGCTCCTCTTCGGTGGCGAGCGGCTTGATGTTCAGGAGTTGACTGAGCATCATTTCGTACGAGTGCGCAATGAATGGGTCGATGGGTACATCCTCGTACTCATCTCCGATCTCGGGCGTCGGGTGATACACGAAGGTACACCGGCCTATAAACCCTAATTCTCGAAAGGCGCGTATCTGCAACATGTCCCGCAGGATTGCGGGCTGAACAATCGTGACGAAGTTCAGGTTGGGGCGCTTGATCGAGACTTCCCCTGCGTCCCTGCCGGTGTCATCGGCCTGCGATGCCTGCCCTTTGCGGTTGATGATAATACGCTCGCCGTCGTAGGACTGCAAACAGATATCGAGGTTTGGCTTGCCGCTGTTGTAGATGCCGCTGATGTTGGCGAAGAACCGCCCCTCGGCTGAGACTACGCACATCGCGTTTCCCTCGGCCTGAGCCATCTTGACCGCGAGGCTTTCGGGGGTGATGTCACCCGCGATCAATTGCGGCTTTGGGATGATCTTGGGCATGTGTTCTTCGAGCTTGTCGATATCAGCTTCAAGGCTTTCGCGTAGCAGCTTGTCTCCATGCGCCTTCTTGATATCAAGCTCCTTGCGTGCGATCTCGCGCTTGTACTGCCTGATCTTCGACGCGAGCTTTTTGTTCTCCGCGAGGTTGCCCTGCTCCAGCCCATCCTGAAAGTTGTAGATCGGCCTCGACAACTTCCTCAAGGCTTGACTCTTGCGATAGCCGGAAGGCATAAGCGGGAGCATGAAGAAGCACAGTTCCTCTTCGTGGGTACTGCCGACCTTGACGTAGGCTTTACCTCGTATCGAGGCGCTGCACACCCCGATCGCGCTGATTGCCACAAGGTCAACCGGGACTTCGGTGGTTTCCGCGACGGCTTCGACATATTCGCGAAGTACCCCCGGCAAAGCATCCAGAGGGAATGGGATCGTCGCCACGCCGCTCGGCAGGGGCTTCCAGCCGCCTGTCATGGGACTTATGACCTGCACGGGCTTTGCCGCCGCTGTACGCGCCTGCGGGGGCGCTCCAAAGCCGTCTTTGCCTAGCGCCCTGGCTGACGCGCGATAGTCGCCGCCGTGTTCCAACAAGGTATACACATCAAACGGCGAGTAGCCGATGTTGTTTTCGAACGGCGAGGCGTTGGTTGAGAAGACGTGAAACGTATTCGTCTCGATCGACACGCCTGCGCTACACCTGCCGTACTGCTTGCCGGGACGCAGAAACTCGTGCCACTCCTCGCTCGTTTCGACGTACTGCCAGCCGTGCTTCTCAAGGAGTAGTTGCACGACGCCGCGCTGCTGGTTATAGTGCGTGCCGGGTTGCAGATCGCCTTCGAGGCGCGGCAGGCCCGTGCGCGGCCTCGATACGAATTTTGGGGCCGGGACGTACTGATTGAAGCTCTTTGCCGTCTCGAACAGGATTTCCCGCACCGCCCCTGCTATGCTCGGAACCTTGGCTAGATGCCCGCGCAGAAGCTCGTAGCCCTTACCGGCAGGATGCACGCAGGCCGGTGACGGCGGGCAGACGACGTAGCCGCCTTCGCCGCGCACCTCGATACCCCCGTGACTGATAAGCTTCCCGTCAGGGCCGAGCGTTCGCGCGAGCTTGATGTTGCCGCCAATGCCGTCCGTGCAGCGGTAGAACAGGTGCTTGCAGCCGGAAGGTGTAGCCGCGAGTGGGAGCGTCTTGACGATTTCAGCGATAGGGTCAGGCAGGGACACTGCCCACCGGTCGTAGATATCCGCCTCGTCGAAGTCGATGATTTCGAGGTGTCCCGACACGACGCCGCCAATCATAGCGAGGCCGCGCGGCGTCTCGACCCCGAACCATGTTTCAAGTTCCTCTAAGGTTGGTATTCTGCTTTCGAACTCCTTCCATGTCGCCAGTGCCGGGGCTTTTCCGTCAGGGCAGGTGGGACCGACCGGACGGATAGGGATGACTGAAACGCCTGCCTCGACAATAAGCCGTGCGGCGTTGAGAACGCGTTGGTTTGACATCTGGTTTATTTCATGTGCTTGGGATCAGAAACATAAAGGATGTCTAGGCTATGGCCCGAATGCCAGCCGTGACAATGTGAACAGTAATACTCCCTTAGCAGGTCGCCGTCTTGACAGTAGCGACGAGTCCTAAGTTGAGCAATTTGCAGTGTTGCGCCGATCTTTTGCTGGTGCCTAATCTTGCCGGTTCGCCAGCACCTCTCGGCGTCTTCGTAGCGCTTTTCTTGGCGTTTTAGCCGTCGTTTACTTGCCATAGAGCTTATTGTACAGCCTTTTCTGAGGACTCAGCAATACTCTCAAGTGCCAACTCGGCGGCGGGCACAGGGCAACCGGGGCGGTGCTGCCCGTTGTCAAGCGGAAGGCGGCATCGGCAACCGCCATAGTCCACCATCGCCCGTAGCGCCGTCTCCGCACGCGCCAGCCGGTCCAGCAGCGCGAGCACGGTAGACGGGTCGGCGGCGGCGATGAAGGCGCAGTCGTTGCCGCTGTTCTCGTAGGTGTCATCAAGGCTAATCAGCGTCTCGCCGAGGTGGCTGCACTCCGGGACGTAGACATGGCCGTCACTGGCAACGCGCATGCCATCCCATGCCCATTCGCAGTCACTTGCCGCCTCTGCCGCCGCGCGTAACGCCGCCACATCGACGGTTGGCCGAACGCTAATCGATGGGTCATCGTTGCCGAGGTTAGGATCAAGCAATGCGTCCTCAAGCGTACTCGCTAGCATCGATTGCGTGACGTGAGAATTGTCGACGTCGACGGGTTCGTTAGTGCTCATTCGGGTTGTCCTTTCGTCAACGCGAGGGCCGCACGGGCAACGGACACACACGCCCAGCTCTCTGCCTTATCAGCATCGCCGTATTGGTCGCTCGCGGTTTGTCTGTTCATCGACACTATCTTCTCCAGCGCCGCCAGTGCGGACCGGTACCAGTCCCGCTCGGCGGTCAGGTCCGACATGCGCGTAGACGCAGGTGCCCACTTAGGAAAATCACTCATTTACTGCCTCTTTCTTCACTTTCGGCTTCGACTTCCACTCGTCGAAAGCTTGGATTAGTACACTGAATCCGCCGACTTGCGCGAGCTTCCTGCGGTGCGCCTCAGTAGCGCCTCGCACTAGGAGCATCTCCGCATCCTTAACGGCCTTTACCTGATCGTTGACCAGCTTCTCACGGAACGCGTCTCGCTTGGGCCACTTGTTGCTGAACGGGATGAAGTCTTGCTTGGCGATTTTAGCCATCGGCAACCCTCCACCACGCTCCGCGCGTATCCCTCTCTCGCCTTATGTCCTCGGCGCACACCGAGCATACAATGTCGTAGCCGGTCAGGTAGCCCGTAGTTCCGATCTCGTGTAGGCAACGCGAACATGGCCCTTGAGACTGCTCGAAGTCGACACGCATCGCGAGGAAACGAAAAGGCTTCTTCTTGTCGACAGGCTCATCCTTGCCGTCGCCTCTTGAACTCATGCCGTCAGGGGCTACCGCTTCGACTTCAAGCCCGTCGAAGGCTACGGTTAGCTCTGCCCCTTTGTGGCTTTTGACTTTTGACTTGCTAGCCTTAGCCATTGATCTCGCGCGCCGGTACCGGGCCAGGACCGGAGAAGTGCTTCTCGCCGGTGAAGGCGTCTTCGAATAGCTGAAGTTGTTTACGAGACTTCTTGGCAGGCTTTACTGCGAGAAGCGACGATACGCGCGGCCTCGGCTATCTTGCGGTCCTGTTCCGCTCGCTTGCGCTCCTCGGGCGTGAGCCGCAGGTTGGCGATTACTTCTTGGCGCTTGGGGTCTACATCGACAATAAGGCCAAGGTAATGCGCCCCAATCCTTGCCAAGTACAACGCGTCGGCCTCATTGTCGTCGATGTCTTGGTCAAACCCGAACTCGGACCTTGCCAGATTGACTGCTGACCTCTTCAGTACCTCTGTGCCGTCCCTCGTGCTCATCTTGCCACGGCTCATATAGGCGATCCGCGATGCAGGCGGTACAACCAGTACCGGCACATTCCGCTCGAAGGCTGTGAGTTCAAGTACGGCAAACAGCCCCCCGAGCGACAAGGCATCACTGATACCAGCAGGAGACCGACCTTCCAAGACAAGGAGGTCTGTGCCGATAGCCAGTTCTTCGGCTAACTGCTTCTTGATCCAGTCGAGCCTTGCTATTCCCTTGAGCTTCTTGACTTCACCGATGTCGGTGCGCCAGTTATCGCAACCATAGATGCCGTCGCCACAATAATAAGCTAGTCCGCTATTGACAAGGCTTTGGTCCAGTCCGGTTACTCTCATGGTCATCCTTTCGGGCAATAAACGTATCCGTGCATCGTTTTTGCGTACACTCCTTGCCCCGTGTACTTGTGTCGCGCATCCCATATACTGTAAAGGTCAGAGGAAAGTTGATCGGCCTTAGCCACAATCAACGCCTCTGGGGTCATTGGCTTTACCGGGCTTCCATGCTCAAGCTCTTGATGGTGCGAACATAAAATGTGAATGAGTTCATCGTATAGTTCGCAAAAACCGATACCTGAGTCAAAGACAGCTTTTGTAATCATTTGAACCCCGATGACTATATGGCCGTGTAATCCACCAACGCCAATATCGAATGCGGCATTCTGCGTCTCGACGTACTCCTTGACCTTACCAATGTCATGCAAAAGCGCTCCTGCGATCACTAGTGATCGGTTGATCTCCTCCGGGTACGAGTGGTTTCCGCGTACGCAGCAGATCGCATCCGCATACTCAGCCACCTCGACGCTATGCTGAAGTAGCCCGTGCTTGACCGCGTGATGCACGGACTTCGCCGCAGGCCACCGCATCCAGTCTTGGCCGTCTTTCGAGCGCAGGACCGTCTTCACGAGTGCATTGAGCCACGGGTCGGTTATCAGGTCGACGAGGTTGCGCATGTCCTGCATAAGCTCGTCGTAGCTCTTAGCAGCGACCGGGATGAAGTCGGAGGCGTCGGTGTCAGCCGCCGAAGCCACTGACACACGCGAGATATTGAGTTGGCGCGGCCCCTTGCCGGGATTGGCCTTGTCTTTCGGGTACTCCTCGACCACGCCTTCGGCCACGATAATACATCCTTGAGCGCATGTTGTGAAATCCGATGCGGTCGCTTTCCACTTATTGCCCTTGAGTTCGCCGGTGCGATCGCGGAGCGTGATGAGCATGAATGGCTGACCGGTTACGGTTTTACGCTCCTCGGTGGAGACAACTTGGAACTGATCGCAGAACGTTTGACCGATGGTTAGGTCTTCGATGTGGGTGTTCTTCATCAGTACTTCTTTCCGCCATCAGCCTTACGCTGCTCGATCTTGTGGTCTGCGCGATGCGCATTAAACTCCATCTTTTCGGTGAACGCGCCACCAAGATCAAGCCCTAATCCAGCGCCAAGGTCGAATATCCGAATCATGGCGTCGGCAAGCTCTACCTCCAGCATACTACGGTGCGGCAACTTATCATCCATGAGGTTTTTACGATGACCCTCCATCGCCTCGGCAAGCTCTGACACAATAAGCATCAGCAGTTCCCCTACATTGCGCTCCTTGCGCTCCATAGTGTTCAAGTCAAGCCACCAGTTCTTATTGGCCTCGTGGCACTCTGCGGCTAATTCGTTAATCTTGTCGGCGTTGGTCATTGTGATCTCCTTCCGTCTTATGCGTTTCTTTTTAGTAGGTTTGCTTCATGGGTATCGCTTAAATCCTATGGACGTATAATGCTCGTCACGTTCGGCAAGTATGGCGTCGGCTTCAGCGCCTTTTACTCTCAGATATTCGTTCTCGTTGGTGCACGATATGCTTCCGTCGAGGTCGACCGATACGGCCTTTACTGTGAAATCCAAGTCGCCGTCATAACCGCCAATGAACAGCCCCGGAAACGGCGCGAATGGCAGGTCGACAGTTTGCACGTAATCGACAGTGCGCATGCCCATATAACTATAGATCGAGTGGAATAGGTCGACTTTCAATCGCAAACCTCCACAGACAACTTCAGCACAATCTTGTCTGTCCAGTCGGCATTGCAATTGTCGCACCAGAAAGTCACATCTTCAGGCGCTCCGATTACCGGGTATGACAGGTAGTCAGTAGATAGGTCTTGCGTGTAGGTTTTATTGCAAGCGGGGCAATCTGCGGTGACAACAACTCCGGGCACATAAAATCGCTTTACGTCAATACTGCAACCGTCAGCCGGGCTACCGGTAACTGATGGGTTCATGATAGTTTCCTTTCCAAGCACTCCAGCCAAAACAGCATACGGCACGCGGCATGCTTGGCGTGCTCGATTACTTCGCCTTCCTGCGTGTCTCCAGTCTGGAACGCAAAGATGTGCTGCATGGCGTGGTTCAGGTGGTCTTTGGCGTCTATGTTCAGGTAAGAGCCTTCGCCATACTTGACTGCGCCATGCGCCATGATCTCAGCAATATCGGCACAGGCAAGTGGTGGCAATAGATCAAAGCGGTAAGGTGAATGGCTTTGACCCGCACCCTTGTCGTTGTAGACTACGGGAACGTCGGGGCCGACGCCTTTCAGGTTAATACTGATCTTTGAGCCTTGCCATGAGTCGTTGATGGACTTCACGGCCCCGCGCTGTTCGCCGGTGAACTCGTCAGGCTGACCCGTAGGCTTCGAGTCCTCGGTAATGTTGATCCTCGGCACATAGCGAACGCAAACGCAATCGCGAATGCAGCAGGCGGCGTCGGAAGATGGTTCGTGAACGCCTAATGCGTGTCCACATCGGCACATGTCGGTCATCATGGGGCTACCCTTCCATTCTTGATAAACGTTGCGTACGTGATAGGCCATAGCTCGGCAAAGATCGCTTCAACCTTGCGAGCCGCTATGTCGATTTCCCACAGCGGATAGGACACCTTGGCGGCGTCAGGGTCGTGAACGCGCAGGGACAGGAAGTTCATGAGCGCTCGCGGGTTGACGGTGACCCAACACGAGGAGTAGATACCTACGGGCAGGATGTCCCGCACCAGACCGCGATCGTACTGAGGTTGCTTTTGGTCAGGCCCAAGTAGGGTAGCATACGTCTCATAAGCGTCCTCGTACGAGCTTGTCATTGCGTTAACCAGGGCGTCATATTCTGCGTCGGTCGGCAATCTAAAGTTCGGCCTTGCCGACTTAAAACCGTCGCATGGGATCATCGGGCGATCCTGATCCGGGATATAGAAGACCGGCTCAAGTTGTCGGTACCTTGCGCTCTCCTCGTTGTAACTCGCTAATCGGTGTCGGTGCCATTCGCGCCACACACAGATCGGGGCGTGGACAAAGAGCGTAATCGCTCCGTGCTCAAACGGCGATCCGTGCCGGTGTGCCATAAGGTAGTTGATAAGGCCCGAAACATCGTCCTTGAACTCGTCCAGCGCCCATAGTAGCGCTTCGTCAGGATCGGTTGATACCTTAGCCGCTGCCACTACCATATGATCGCCGCCCATACTTTGTATGAGCCGGACGGTAATCTCTGATGTCGTGATAATCTGCACTACTCTTCCTCATTCCTGAAAACCCCCTCGGGGTCGTCACTGTTAAACGTCGTGTCGATGTGGTCGCCGTCATCGTCAGGAGCCTCTAGCTGCTTCTGAGTGCCAGTAGCAAGCTGCTGCGGCGTTGGCGCAGTGAGGCGTGCCGCCTCGATCTCCTGCATGCTCTGCGTGAGGCGCACGACCGGGACTGGGTACGGCTGACCGTCCGTGTTTTTGCGCTGCTCGATTGCGAGCGTGCACGGGACGTACATGCGGCCCTCGCCTAACGCGGACTGGATGAACTCGACGGTCAGCGGAAGTTCCTCGGCGGCGTGCTCGCCGCGTGTGTCCAGTCGCCACACGCCGATGTCGGGCACGCTCGGGATCATGAACGAGAACCGAGTGACGAGCTTGCACGCCTTGTTCACCTTCGCGGCCTCGTAGCGCTCCGAGTCGTCCGGGTAAATCTTCTTGCAGTGGCAGGGCTTGCCGAGCATCGGAGATTTGCGCGGGCCACAGATTTCCTCTCCGTTACACCGAAGCACGCAGGAGCCTTTGTCCCAGTGCTCCCGCCACTGCGAAGCCTCGATCGACGTGACCGCAATCGGTATCTCGGTGCGCTCGGTGATGAGCTTGAACTTGTCGACTGAGCCTTCGGGGAAGTCCGTGACAGTCCCGCCAAACTGAGCCGCCGCGTGCTCAAGCGCCCACTTGTCAGGGCTGGTGAGAATGATCGTCTTCGAGCGATTGGGCCTCTTGCCACCACGCGACCCTGGGGTGCTAAACCCAAGGCGCACGGTGCCAAGCTGCCGCATCTTTCGTTGCACGTTGATGACTGGCATGGCGAACTCCCTTACGCCCCTGCTGGCGTCTCGCCGTCGACCTTACCGCGCTTGCCCTTCTCAGGCTCCTGCGGCGGTTCAGGCTCGGTTGTCGTGCTGCCGCGCGGCGTCTTCTCGGCGGTGTTGCCGATCGCACGAAGCAGGGCGTTCTTGTCGATGTCGGAGTTGGCCGGGATAGCGATCTCGATTGGGATGACCGCACCATCTTTGCCGATGAGGTTGAGCTTTGTGATGACCTCGGCCTTTTGGTCCTCGGTGATTTTGCGACCGGTGAGGTCGCACGTCATGTTGACGATTGTGACAGTAGCCATTGCTGAGTGATCTCCTTGTGGGGGTGCAGTGGCTTCAGGTTCACTGAAGCCACTCAGAGGCGTATTACTTTGCAAACGGGTCGAACTCAGGGTCGTACTCCGAGTTCGCCGCAGGCGCGGCCTTTGGTGCGGACTTACCGGTCACGATAAGCATCGTGGCTTCGATCTGTCCCGGCGTGGCAACCTGCGCGGCGTTCGCCATTTCGATCTCGGCTTCGGTAGGGCCGTTGTCCTTTGCGAGCACCCGGACCTCGGCAGACTTCCAGCCGTTCTCCTGCGTCTTCTTCTGCTTGGTCAGAACAAGGTCGTACTTCGACGGGTCGCCGTGCTGCGCGTAGATGTCACCAATCGTTTCGTACACGTCGCCGTTCTCGGTCAGGATGACCGCCTTCGGTTCCATACCAGGCTCAAGGCTGTTATTCTTCAGAATACAGCCCCACGCCGCCTTAACGAACGGGCGAGCCGCAGTAGCCCCCGGCCCATCGTGCACATATGGTTCGGTCACAAGTCGCACCTTGATCTGCTGACCGACCTCTTTCATGTAAAAGAGTTCCGAGCCAGTACCCCCACCCTGCGGCAACTTCTTGCCGTAGCCTACTCCGACGTATCCAGTTCCGTTGTCCATTTTTCGATCTCCTTGTTGTTTGAAATGTTCTAGCTTTGCGCTTTTGCTTGCGCCATCTTCACCGTATCTTCAATCGTTTACGCAAGCTTTATAGACTTGGCAATCTCGCGCTCATAGTTGTCTCCGTAGCCGCAAAACTCTAAGTGCTCTTGCGCTAACACAAGCGCGTCGAGCAATTTTTGCTCCAACTCAGTCAGGGCCATCTTGCTCTCCTTCGGATAACTCCAGAAATCGCCTTGCGGCCTCTTGTTCGATAACCGCGCGACCGGCGTACGGGTCTTCTAAGAACTTGTGGACCATCGGGCGGTCGTACAGGTCGTACTTAGTGCCGTCAGGGTCTTCTTTGTAGGACTCGTCGCAGTAGTCGCACCGCTCGCAGGTGATATGCCCCATCACCGAGAACGTGCCGTCACCGTTATCAAGTAGGTGCGGTATCCAGCCGTAAGACTTACTGACAACCTCCCTCGCCTTCGCTTCGTCCCATCGTGGTCTATCTTCTTGCTTATTCGTCATCAATCTGCTCCTTATCCGCCCTCGGTGGTCGATTAGTGCACTTTTCAATCGTGCGCGGGTTGATCGCATGCCGTTTGCCGTCCTCGCCTAAGACCGGCTTGACACGGGGCATGGTCAGCAGGAGGAGCGATGAGAACGCCGCGAAGTCTTTGTCGCGCTCCTCGGGGATCACCTTGCCTTTCTTGTCGGTCCACCACTCACGCAGAATTGCGCCTTCGGTGCCGATGTAGAGGTTCGCCGTGTGGTCAGGCTTCGTCAGCGGTTCAAGTGAGTTGGCGTTCATGATCGCCGCAAACTCGGCGTAGTAGTAGGCCGATAACTGGATGCGGTGGCTGTCGTAGTGCTTCGAACTTGTCTTGGCGTCGATGCGCCATATGCCCTCTGCGTTCTTTAGCTCCACGTCAAGGTCGACCGTGCCAGCGTAGCCGACCGTGCGGTTGAACACGGCGGTCTCGGCCATGTGTACAGCCTTGACATGCATGTCTAGCCATCGTAGCGCCTGCTGCACATGTTTCCAGCAAGCTTCCGGCTCGACGTAGAACTTGCCTCTGCGCCTGCGTTCGTCCTCAATGATGTCGAGCGTGTACTGCCACACTTGCCGCTCGTCGTCGTAGTCGATCATCTGACCTCCACCGACGAACTTGTACACCCACTCCTCGATCGCGTCGTGTACAACGGTCCCACGGGCCGCTACGCGATTAAGTTCGCGCCAGCCAGCGCCCTCGATCCATTGACGATCCAGTAGCAACTCAAGAGGGTTAACCTCGACCATGCAGTTTTGCTCATGGTTCCACCGGCTATATGTTCGCTGTGAATTGATCACTTCCAGTAGAGCACTGCGCCAGTCCGCGTTAAGCGGCTTCTTGTCAATCAGTACCGATCGCAATATTGAGACCATGCACTGCAAGCCGCTCATATTTGCAAGCTTACCAAGCTCCACGGTATGCTTTGACTGCCACACCTCCCGGACCTTGCCAAAGCTCTCAAGCGACTCAAGCACGGATGACACAGCCGGGAACTGCTCGACAACATCGCCAGGGCGCTGCCAGAACGGATGAGGCCAAACGTAACACTTGAGTTCGTCGTCCCGGAAGTCGGTGCCGGTTGTCGGTAGGCGGGGCGGGTTCTGGTTAGTGCTCATACCTTATTCCTCGGTTTTCGGAACACGAAGTAAGCCTCGTAGCTCTCGTTGTAACCCGGCTTATCGTACTCGACAACCCACCCTTCATCGCGATAAGCCCCCTCGACATCTAGCCAGTGGCTATCAAAGATTTCCGCCCGTGAATAACCACTAGATGCAAGAATGACGCGTATTACTTCGTCCTGCCCGACTGTGGCGCTGCCACCATTCCAATTCTTCAATATGAGCGCATTGAACGCATCAAAAACCACGTCCGGTATGCTGTTATTCTTAGCATTCGCAATGTCGTTTACAGAAATAGGCTTCGACATGTGATCTCCTCGCTATTTCAGCCAATGCACCGCCGCGACCCCAAGCCCGATCACTAGCGCAACTATCAGGCCGGTTACGATGAACGTTTTCGGACTGTGCTGCCACTCGTATTTCAGAGAGTCGAGCAGGGTGAAGTCATTGCCGATGACGACTTGGCCGCGCCGGTAGTCTTCATAGTCCGCGATCCACTCGTCGTACTCGCTCGTGCCCTTGATCGTGTCGAGCGTCGTGCCGCGCGTCAAAAGCCATGATCGAAAGGCTAGATCGCTACCGCTTTCGTACTGCTCGACACCAACAACGCAGGGGATGTCGGAGTGGCGTGGGATGTTGCCCTGTGTCGATTGCTGGATGGTTTCCTCCATTTATAAATCCTCCGGTGACGATTGATTGGTGGAAATGACAAGGTTCCCGCTCGATACATCGGCCTCATACCACACGTTAGCCTCTATACCATTTTCGCCAACCGTACCAGTAGCGCATCTCGCTACGCTGTTATTGTCGTGGTAGCAAACAATTAAGCATGACTTCCCGGTAATGCTCATTACCCTGCCACCGCGCATTGCAATTGCAAAGCCATAGTCGCCGCTGTTCGACGCCGAGCCACTGTAGCCGCTGTTCGACGCCGAGCCACGTGAGCCGCTGTTCGACGCCGAGCCATAGTCGCCGCTGTTCAACGCCGAGCCATAGTCGCCGCTGTTCGACGCCGAGCCACTGTAGCCGCTGTTCGACGCCGAGCCACTGTAGCCGCTGTTCGACGCCGAGCCAC